TCACGCCGGCGGCGCCCGCCACCGCCCTGCAACCTGCATAGGAAACCCCAGTTTCCTATACACGTCAGGCCAGCGCGCGGCGAAGAACTCCACCGCCACCATGGCCAGGGCGCACCCCAGCGCCAACGCAGCCAGCGCCCGGCTCATGGCACCTCGCTGGCCAGTTCGCGGCGCACCGTCGCCCGGATCTCGCTGGGCGCGGTCATCGCGATGCGCTCTTCCTTGCCCATGCGCATGGCGCGCACCCGCTTGAGGATCTGGCCCATGTTGATGCGGATGGGTGACTCGGGGTTGTCCCGGTTCCACTGCAACATGCGCTCGCGCGCATCGGCCACCTTGTCCTGATCGCCTTCGAACAGACCCAGCGCCCATTTCCCGGCAATCTCCGACTCCGTGAGCTTGTTCACCGAAATCATGCGCTGGGTGGCAAACGTGGCCTCCTGCACTTTCGCCACATCACCAGGCTGGAAGCCGATGGCCTTGGCCAGCGCGTCGTAGCCGTCCACATCCAGCACCTTGCGGCCCCGGTCGTCGCGGTACATGCCGGTGTTGGCCATGTCCACAGCCTTGGTCAGGTTGCGCGCAGCCACCGGGAACAGCAGTTCGGCGGCTTTGCCCACCTCGCCGCCGGCCAGCGCGTTGGCCGACTGGAAGCCGCGGCGAACCAGATCGCCGGCCGGTCCCACCGCATCCACGATGTCGCGCGAGAAGTCGTCCTTCTTCAGGAACAACCCGGTGCCCGGGATCAGGTTGCCCAGACCCAGACGGCCGGACACATCGATCGGTGAGCCTGGCAGGCCAGAGATACCCTGCTCCATGAAGCGCCCCGCTTCCTCGCCGAAGGCATCGGCCAGCAGTTCCTTGCGCTTTTGCTTGAGCGAGAAGTTGTAGCCCAGACGCGTCATCAGGCCGTCCACCACGTCCTCGATGTCCTCCACGAACGGCAAGCCACCGGATCCAGCCATCAGGAACAGCACGCCAACGGCCATCAGCGCGGCGCGTTTGCCCTCGGGGCCGCTGGCGGCCATGCGCGCCAGCAGTTCCATGTAGGCAATGCTGTACTGCTTGAAGGTGAACAGAGTGCCGCCCACCGCGCCGCGCGCCCAGCGTGGGCGCGAACCCTTGTTGTAGACGAACTGCGTCTCCGCAATGGTCTTCTCGGCAAACTTTGCCGGGCTGGGAATGCCTTGCTCCTTCGCCAGCCGGTACGAGGCGATGAAGGTCAGGCGCCGGTTGAACTGCTCGGCCGCACCGAAGGCCTTGCCCCACGCCAGCGAGGCCTTGGCCACCGCGTTGCCGGCCTTGGCCCGGGCGTTGCCCAGAGCCGTGCCGTCACCGGGGCGCAGCGTGCCGCTGCCCTGCGCCTGCGCCATCAGCTGGTGCACCTCCTGCGGCGCCACGATGCCCTCTTCCTCGGCCTGCTTGAGCGCGGCGTCGAGCTCGGCGTCCCCGGTGCTCTTCTTGAGCACGTCGACCAGGGCGTTCTTCATCTGCACGGAAGCCGCGCGCACCCCGCCGAACTGGGTCAGGTAGGGCAGCGTGACCTGCACCGGCTGCAGCATGTTGACCATGGCCGATGCGATGGAGCCGCCCAGGTACTGGGCGAACAGCAGCCCGCGCAGCTTGCTCGCCTCTTCCACCGGGTTCTTGATGTAGTCGATGAGCTTGAGCGCGGCGTCCTTGAGCTCGCCCTGCTGGTTGGGGATGTCGTTGGCGGCCTCGGCCATCTCGCCCATGTGCAGGCTCGATGCGGTCTGTCGAGCGTTGGAGTAGATGAACCCGGCCAGCACGCGCCCGGCGTCCTCGCTGAAGCCGGCCACGCCCTTGCGCTGAATGAGCCGCTTCATGGCGCTGCGGTTGCCCTTGGCCAGCTTCAGATACTCCTGAAACGCCTTGTCCTTGGCGCCGGTGCCGTCGGCCTCCAGGCCCAGCATGGTGCCGAAGAGCTCCAGCGTCTCCGGGCTCACGCCGGCGAAGAGCTTGTAGGCCTCCTGACTCATGGTGCCCTGGCGGATCGTGGCGCCTTCGAAGTTGGCCCGCATGGCGCGCGCCATCTTGTTGGCCTCGGCCTTGGACTCGAACAGGCCGAAGTACACGCGCTCGCCCGCCTCGTCCACCACGTCCAGCGAATACTGGCCGAAGCGGGAAAGCGGGGCGTAGCCGCGGTCCATCAGGCCCTGCACCTTGTCGGCCTTCTCGATCATCTTGTTGGCGGTGTCGATCAGCACCTCGCGGCGGTCGTCGTCGCGATCGGCCATCTCCAGCAGGTGGTCGCGCAGCAGCACGGCGGCCACGTTGGCATCCTCGGCCTGCATCGCCTCGTCGCGCAGGGCGGCGGTGTCGGCCCCACCGAAGCGCAGCATGTCGCTGATGGCCAGCGTGGACAGGCTCTTGTCGGTGGCGGCGCGGAACTCGCGGTACAGGTCGATCTGCTCGGGCGTCAGGCTGAACAGATCCGCCAGTTCCGAATCCTTCCAGACGATGCCGGCGGCCAGCATGTCGCGTTCGAACTTGCTCTCGATGATGGATTCGAACTGCTCCAGCGGCAGGCCGCGCCACATCCGCAGGGTGCGCTCGGTGATGTGGTCGCCGCGCAGCAGGCGCTGGGCCTTCTGCTCGACGGTCAGGTCACCGGCAGCGGCCTCCACGTCGGTCATCTTCACCGGGGCGCCCGACTCGTCGCGGCGCCAGGCCAGCGTGCCCTCGAAGATCGGGGCGGCGATGGCCTTGTTGTCCTCGGGCGAGAGGGGCGTGCGGAAGATGTCGCGCCAGGTGTCGAGCTTGGGCAGGATTTTGGGCGCCAGCTGCGCGGCCTCGGTGGCGTGGTAGCTCACGTCGTTCAAGAAGTCCTGCACCCGGTCGAAGACGCGCTTGAAAGCCGGGCTGCGCTGGGCCAGGTTGTACTGCGTGCCCACCGACTTGTGCCACCAGTTCAGTTTGCCCGGGGTGTTGAACAGGTCGGTGACCACCTCGCGCGCCTGGGCGACCATGGCGCGGGGATCGTTCGGGGCGTCAGCGGATCGGAACAAGACCGCGTTCGTGAACTGGTTGACCTTCCCGCCGGACATGCTGATGGTTTCCAGAATGAACTGCTCCGCCTCGGCCATGGATCTGGAGTTGAGCCACAGCGTGAGCCGATTCATGCCCCAAGCGTTGGCCACCTTGGACAGGAAGCGCAGGATCTGTTTGACAGTCGTCTCGGGGTTGTGCAACTCGCCGCTGGCCACTTTCTCGCCCATGCTGGCCAGTGCCTCTTCAACCGCCAAGGCTTCAAAGTTGGCCAGTCGTGCGCCCGTCATCGGGCCTCGGCTCTCGAACTCTGCCCGCTTTGCACGTCCATCTTCCGTGTTCTTCCAGGCGGTCGCCTCTCCCTGAACCGCAGCATCATTGGCTGCAATGTCCAGCATTTTGGTGATGTAATCAGCGTTCGAGGTGAATCGAACCTTGCTGCCACGGTGGAACAACTCATGAAAGACGGTCTTGTAGACATCGACAACCGACTCTGCTCCGTCCGCAAAAACGAAGACGGAACCATCTGGGAGAGTCACGCCCTTTGGCACAACGCCAGCCGGGGGGGTGATGCCAGCAGCAGCCGTCGAGACGGCCACCTGCACCCGTGGCGCACCCACTACGCGATTGAGGGCCGCACTGACGGCCTGCTCCACCGCATCCTGAGACAGCTTGGGCTGCGCTGACTTGGCGCTTCGGATGGAACTGAACATGGCGGGGCCTGGGTTAGCCTCGTCAGTGCTGGCGTTGGCGGCCGGCTGATCGACCGGGCCCGGTGCCGACGTGTCGGACGCCAGAGCGCGGATGACCTCTTCCAGGCGCTCGCGCTTTTGCTTGAGCTCGTCGGCCTGCGCAAACGGTGCGTTGACCTTTTCGCGCAACTCGGGCAGTTCACGCTCGGCGCGCTCGGCGCGCTGGCGGGCATCCTTCGCCCGTTCGCGGAACGCATCGGGGTTCATTCGGCCGGTCAGTTCGTCCAGTGCGCGCTGCAGCGTCTGGGTGGAGTAGGACGCGCTGTCGATGGCGCCACGGAACTGGGCCGTGCTGACGGTGCGGCCCTTGCTATCCACCAGCGCCAGTTCGGCGTAGTGCGAGCCACCCGGCGTGCGGGCGGCGGCCACCTCCAGGGCAAAGCCCAGCAGATTGCCTTTGACCACGGTCTTCTCTTCGCCCGCTGACAGGTCAACGGCCACGGTGCCCACCTGTTTGGCAAGCTGGCGCGCCAACTGGGTGCGCCCCACGTACTCCACGCCGTCGACCTTGGCCAGAAACGGGATCTGGTCACCCAGCGCATCGGCCACGGCATCGTAGGCCCCGTCTTTGCTGGTCAGGCGGCGCTCGCCCACCTTGACGGAGAACTTGGCCTTGTCGTCGCCGGCCTGCTGCGCCTCGATGGACGCGTTGATGGCCTTGAATGCCTCGTTGAAGCCGTCGAAGGTCTGGCCCTCAACCACCACCGAACGTCCGGCCTTGTGCTCTTCGAGCTCTTCCATGCCGGCCTGCGCCTCGGTGGCCCGCTCTTCGGCTTCGGCGGCATCACGCGGCCCGTTCTTCAGGGCGCGCTCGGCGTCCTCGATGCGGCTGCGAAAGCCAAACGTCTTGCGCCGGTGCTGGCGCTCCAGCAGTTCGAGCTTGTTGATGTCGCTGTCGAGCTTCACGCGCTCCATCAGCAGCGGGTTGCCGGACGCCAAGGCGGCGAGCTCGGCCATGCTGGCGCTGTCCTCGTCCTCAAAGTCCATCGTGAACGAGCCGTCGTAGTTGCGGATGGCGTTGATGGTCTTCAGCTTGGCGCTGTTGAGGTTCCACATCTTCGCGTCGATCGTGCGCTCGGTGGCGTAGGCGAGGATCTCGACTTCGAACTTGTCGATGCCGTATTTGTCGAGCAGCAGGTTGCCCTGGCGGATGATCCGGCCCTCGCGCTGCTCGATGTCGCTGGGCTTCCACGTCACATCGGCGTGGTGCAGGGCCACGAGGCGCTTCTGCACGTTGGTGCCGGCGCCCATGCGCGGGGTGGAGCCGATCAGGAAGCGAATCTCGCCGGCGTTCACCGCGTCAAAGATGGCCTGCTTCTGGGCGTCGTTGGTGGCCTCCTGAATGAAGCGGATTTCGCTGGCGGGCACGCCCAAGGCAATCAGGTTGTCTTTGATCTGCTGGTACGCGTTCCAGCCACCGGCCAGCGCGGCGCGCAGTTCCTCCACCTCGTTGGCGTCGAACTTGTCCAGGCGCTCCAGCGCGCGGCGAAGCCCGGCCTCGTCGTCGGCGTCCATGGCCTTGTTGCGGTCGGCGACTGCCGCGTCGTAGGCCTTGACGATCTTGTCGTCCCCCTTGGCTTTGGGCACCGAACGGTCGAGGAAGATCAGCTGGGTTCCCTTGTCGGAGTCCCACTTCTTGTAAATCTCGACGGCGCGCTGGGCGATGATTTCGAGCTTGCCGCCCTTCTCGTCGCTGGTGTTGCCTTTGTCGGCCGCGCGCACATCCAGAGACAGCTTGCGGGCGCGGTCCATCAGGCGCAGGCGCTCGATGTTGCGCTCGTAGGGGTCTTGGATGCCCGGCAGCGAGTCAAAACCGTCGATGACGCCTTGCAGCAGGGTGATCTGCGCCGGCGTGGGCTGGATGACCACCGATTGACGGTCGCCGCCCTTGACGGCCGGGATCGGGAACTTGGAGCCCTTGTTGTCCTCGGCGTAGGCGGTCTTGATGTCCTCGTTGCCCACGGAGTCGGTGAAGCTGTAGTACAGGTCCATCAGCGAGCGCATGTTCGACCAGCTGCGGCCCAGGCGGTTGACCTCCTTCAGGCGGCCCGTCTCGTTGGGCTCCCATCCCGCATCGGTGCTCACGAACTGCGAGCGCCATGCGTCAAAGTGCTCCAGGCCCAGTTCCTTGAGCTCGTCGGCGGCCAGGTAGCGCATCATGGTGAACATCTCCACCGCGCTGTTGGAAATGGGCGTGCCGGTCATGAACGTGACCGTGCCGGCCGGTGTCTCGCGCAGCACCCGCACCTTGTTGTAGAGGTCGAAGGCCTTTTGCGAGCCGGCGGCGTTGCCCATGCCCTTCACACCGGTCAGGCTGGACGAGTAGAAGAGGTTCTTGAACTCGTGAGCCTCATCGACCGTGAGGTCGTCAATGCCCATCTGCTCAAACGTCAGCAGCCGGTCCTTCTTGTCGCGGCCCTTGATGGCATCCATGCGCGCGGTGATCTTGTCGCGCAGGCGCTCGGCGGCCTTGACGTTGAAAGGCTTGCGGTACGAGCCCTCGTTCTCCCCGGAATCGGCCCAGGCCTCTTCGATGGCCCGCACGGCCGCTTCGAGCTCTTTCTCAAGGTAGCGGCTTTCCGTCTCTTCGGCGATGCCGATGAAACCGAACGACGAGTGCGGGATGATGACCACATCCCAGTCGCCGGAGGCGATCTTGGCGAACACCTTGCGGCGCTTTCTCTTCTCGAAGTCGGCCTTGCCGGCGGCCAGCACCTTGGCGCCTGGGTAGAGGCGGTACACGTCGCTGGTGAACTGCTCGACCATGTGGTTGGGCACCACGATGGCCGGCTTGCGCGAGAGGCCCATGCGGCGGCGCTCCATGGCGCGCGCGATGGCGGTGAACGTCTTGCCGGCGCCTACAACGTGGTCCATCAGCATGAAGCGCTCACTGATGCCGCGCCAGATGGCGTTCTTCTGGTGCCGGCGCATCTTCAGGATGGCATCGGGCACCTTGCCTGGCAGCGTCAGGTGCGAGCCGTCGTGCTGGCGGTTCACCCGGGTGTTGAACTTCTCGTTGAAGAGGTCCACCAGCATCTTGCGGCGGGCGCCGTCGGCAAAGGCCCAGTCGGTGAACTCGTTGGCGATGGCGCGAGCCTTGAGCAGCGCCAGCGCGGTGCGGTCTGCGTCCACCCGCGTTGTGCCGTCTGAGTCCGTGGTGGTCACCTTGATGGCCTTGCTATTGAGCAAAGAGCCGATCATTTCCACGATGGTGATGCCCTCGGCGCCCCATTCATCGACCTTGGCGGCCGTGGCCCGGCCGCCATTGATGGCAAAGCTGTTGGTCAGCTGGGAGAACGAGACGCGCGCCTCGCTGCCGGTGATGTGCTCGATGAAGTCGGCGTACACCTGCGGCGGCACGAACGTGGCACCCAGCAGCACCGTGACGCTTTCCGGGCCCCACGGCTCGGGCTGCACCGCTTCGAGCTCGGCAATGTGCCGGGGCAGGCCGGCGGCCTGGGCGGCGTGCAACTTCTTCTTGACGTTGCCCGTCAGGTATTCGTTGCGGGTTTCCCAGCGCTGCGTTTCAGGGTCTTTGAAGATCATCGGCTTGTCGGCCTGCTCGAAGAGCTCCGAGACGATTTGATCCTCGGTCTTGCCCAGCAGCGAGGCCATGCGCTCCAGATCCACCCGGCCCACCTCGGACAGCACGATGGCCAGCGCGTCGGCCGGCGATGCGGCAGACGTGGGCGGTGCGTACTTTGGGATGACTCGGCCGGAGAGGATCGGGGCGGGGTCGGCCTGCTCGGGGCGGACCTTCTCGTTCATCTTCTTGGCCATCGGTGGCGTGATGGCCTTGCGGTAGGCAAGCTCCAGCGCCAGCACAAGGGCACCGTCGGGCATGTTGGCCACCAGCGCGGCGTTCGCCGGGCGGTTGATGAAGCCTTCGGTGTCGGTGAAGTCCTTGTAGGCGGCGGCCAGCTTTTTGCGGTTGCCCTCCATCTTGGCGGTCGGTGCGTCCTCGGTTTCGAGGTTGATCTGGGCAATCATCAGATCGCGCAGGCCCACCAGCTTCTCCAGGCGCTTGAACTTGGCCTCGCCCAGGCGCAGGCCCTCGGGGATGTCGCTCTCCTGCTCGTACACCTTGCGGTCGTAGACGTTCAGGTTCGTGGGCACCTCTTCGCCGGTGATCTTGTTGATCTTCACCTGCTTGACGGGCTTGCCGTCGGCGTCCACCTTCTGCTCCAGCGTGAACCATTTGCCCGCTTCGTTCTGAAACAGGCTGTCAGACCACGGCGAGGCCGCCGTCAGCGGGCGCTTGGCGAGCTCGTAGTCACCCTCGGGCGTCTCGCGCTCGAACACCTGCTCCAGCCCGCCGTCGGGCGACTTGACGATGGAGCCGGCTTCTTGGCCGGAGAGGGCGATGCGCAGGGCATCCCCCATGGTCTTGTAGCGCTCCAGCGAGGCGTCGATGATGTCCTGCTGCTGGTTCATCACGTCGGCCGGCAGGCGCTCGATGGCCTTGGCCAGCTGCGCGCCCAGATCCTCACCGGTGGGGCGCACCGTGATGTCGTTCTTGAACTGCATCTTGCCGGAGCGCTCCAGCACGCCCAGCACCATGCCGGGGTTCTCGGCAAAGTAGTTGTTGACCGTCATGGCCTCACCGCCCAGCGGGTCGGCCACCTTGCCCGTCGTCACCCACGAGGGCACCTGGGCGGCCAGCGCGGCGCGCTCCTGCTCTTCCTTGTAGTTCTTGCCCTTCTTGCTGCGGGCCGCCTCGAAGGCGAATTCCATGGTCGCCTGCTCGCTCGGGGTCAGGCGCTGGAGAATCACGATGTCCGTCACCACCGACGTGCGCGCGTTCTCCTTGAAGGCTGTGTCGGGCAGGCGGATGGCGCCGAGCAGCTTGGCGCGGGTGGCCAGCATTTCGCGCGTGGTCTTGTCCATGGCGTCGAGCAGGTAGCGCGACACCACGTTGATCTGCAGGCCGCCCGGCTTGAGGGCATCCACACCGGCCAGGAAGAACTGGTTGTGGATCGATACCCGGTTGAACTCGGGTTTGAACTGGAAACGCAGCGACTGGTCGCCAAAGGGCGGGTTGCCGATGTTCAGATCAAAGGCGCCGTCGGCCAGGGGAACGTCTTGCAATCCGCTGTTGAGCACGGTGGACTGCGGGTACAGCAGGCCGGCAATGCGCGAGGTCAGGCTGTCGTACTCCACGCCGATGAAGCGGGCGTTGCCGCGCACGTCGTCAGGCGCCAAGCCCAGGAAGTTGCCCACGCCCATGGAAGTCTCAGCCACCAGACCGCCCTTGAAGCCCAGGCGGCGCGCGGCATCCCACATGGCCGACACCACCGTCTCGGAGGTGTAGTGGCTGTCCAGCGTCGAGCGAGAGGCCAGCTTGTGCTCTTTGTCGGTCAGCAGGTCACGCAGCTGCTGGCCCCGGTCTTTCCAGTCGGTCTTCCACTCTTTGCTGATGGGGTCCGGGAAAGCGTTGGCCAGGCCACCCCAGCCGACGTAGCGCGCGAGCACGCTCTGCTCTTCGGGCGTGGCGCGGCGGCCCTCTTCCTCGATGGCCTTCAGGGTCTTGATGGCGGCGATGTTGTCGCGGAACTTCTCGGCTTCACCACCCTGCCCAAGGCGCAATTCGGGGGTAATCTTGAAGTTGACGGCCTGAATGTTGGCCGCGGTGACCGCCTCCGTGGGCTGGTCGGACTGGCCGATCAGCCTTTGGTTTTCTGGTACTCCGCTTCCATCTGCGCCTGCTCTTCCCGCTCCCACGGCTCCAGACTTGCGGCTTCCTCGGGCGGCAGGAGCACGAACTGATGTAGAGCCACTTCCTCCGCTTCGTGCGCCTGATACCCCTGCGCCATCAGTTCCTGAATCTGCCGGTGCGCGGCCAGTGCGGCGCCCTGCACGGCTTCCTCGAACTCGCCCGCCTTCTTCAGTGCCTCCACCTTCTGTGGGAGCCACTTCGTCCAGTGCTTGCGGGTCTTGCTCGCCAGTGAGAGTTTGTCCATTGGGTTCATCCTTTGCTCCAGTATCGGCCGGTTCGGCCTGAGTTTCAACCGCCGGCGGGGTAAGCGCGTTTACGTCAGCAGCTTCAACCACTGCGGCGCTGTCCAGGCCATCAAACACGCTGGCTCTTGGGTCGTACTTCACGCCCATGTACCAAGATTTGAGAAACGGCTTCACACCTTCGCCCAGGTCGTCCACCATGGCGCGAGCGAAGGCGGCGAATGTGCGCGCGCCTTTCTCGATGTGGTAGCCGGCCAGCGTGATGCCGTCCATCAGCATTTCCGGGTCCACGCCACTGTTGAGGCGGCCCAGCTTGGCCTTCAGGCGGGCGCGGGCCTTCTCGGCCGCGTCTTCGGTGAAGATGGTGTTGGCCGAAACAGGGGGCGTAACCCCCTGCGCAAGGGGGGTTGCGCTTGGGGTTGCGGCTGGCATGTTCACCAGACCACCGCGCTCGGCCAAGCCGGCATCGGTCGCGGTCTTGCCCTCCAGGGGGCCGCCCGTACCGGCCCATTGGTTGTCGGCCTGCTTGCTCCAGAAGATGTTTCCATTCGGGAACTCGCTGGGGCGCACGCGGGCACCCACGGGCATGTCGGCAAACCGCTGCTCGTCTTTTGCCTTGCGGGCATCACTGCCTACTTTGAGTGAACGGGCGTTCACGCTTGCCTGCGTGCGGCGCATCGTGAGGTCCAGCGGGCCCATGATGGCGCGCAGGCGCTCCACCTCGGCAGCGTTGCCAGCCTCGCGCGCAGCGCGCAGCTGGGGCACCAGAGGGTTGAAGGCGGCAGCGGCGGCTGCGTATTCCTCTTGGTCGCGCTTGTCGGCGGCGGCTTTGTCTGCTGCGGCTGCTACCTTCTTCTTGTCGTCGGCTCGGGTGTTGGCGGTCAGACCATCTTCAAGGCCCTGCATTTCGGCGTCGAGCTCGTCGTTCTGGCCGTTTGCCTCCAACTCTTTGACCATGGCCTTGAGTTGGCGTTCGCGCTGCAGCAGGCGGTCATCGGCCACGCGGCCCTGATCCGCAATGCGCTGGCGCACTTCGGCCAGGTCGTTCATGGCCTGCACCAGCGGGCTCACAGCGGAGGCGGCCGGCTGTTCCACCTTCGCGGTGATGCGCTGGCGCACCATGGGGCTCAGGTTCTCCCACTTGGAAAACTGCCCCTGGTCGGCATCGGCGCCCACACCGGCGGCCAGCAGCGCATCGAAGCGCTGCGCCGGCTTCATCGCGCCCCAGGCTTCGGCGCCCTTCTCGTCGGCCAGCTGGTCGGCGGTCTTCTCGGGGGCCTTGGGGCGCTCGATTTTGTCCACGCGCGCACCGGCGGTGTTGGTGTACCAGCCGGGGCCGAAGAAGTCTTCGTTGAGCGCGCTCGTGAGCAGCTTGCGCTCGGCCAGGGAGAGGTCGGCCCAATCCTTGTTCAGCACGTCCACGGTGTCGCGGTCGGCATTCAGGCGGCCCACCAGCAGGCGGCGGCGGCCGGCGCTGGCCTTGTTCCACTCGTCGGCGGCGGTCTTGGCGTTGTGCTTCTTGAGGTCGTCCACCTTGGGGGCGCGGGCGTCGGGCCCACCGTCTGCGGGGGCCTCCAGCTTGGTCGGACTGGGCGGCGGTGCAGCAAGGTCGGCCAGCGCCTCGTTGGCGGCATCGTCATCGAGGTCTTGGTAGTAGAAGTCCTCCACCGCCTCGGTGATGGTGGCCTCGGTTGCGCCGGCCGCGATGGCCTTTTCGATCAACCCACGGTCCAGCCGGTCGAACTTGTTGGCCACGGCCATGACGGGGTGATCCACCGCGTTGTTGGCGAGGAAGAAGCCGTAGGAGAAGCCTTCAGGCGTCTCGCTGCGGGCGTTCTTGGTGGCCAGGCTCTTGCCGCCGTACATGCGGTGCATCTTGGAGCCGTCCACCGGATCCACCGGGGCAATGGGCAGGTCACCATTGAAGCGGCCCCACAGCAGGGTCTTCTTGGTGTACGGGTCGCCCAGGTGGTTCGGGTCAAAAGACAGGCGCCAGTTGGGCAGTCCGCCCAGTCGCTCGATGCGGCCCACTGGGTTTTCCAGAGCCCACACCGCGGGCTTGAAGTACTCAATGACGTTCAGGGTCTGGTGCACCAGATTGACCGATGCCACGGTGCGACCGTCTTTGTCCTTGGCGGCGAAGTGACGCGCGCCGCTGGATGCAAAGTCGGTGCACGGGCAGGCGGCCAGCACGGCGTAGATGTCTTGTCCCTCGAACGAGCCGAAGTTGTCGTTGAAGAACTCGGTGCTGAACTTGTTCACATCGCCCATGTCCGGGTCGGCCTGGATGTCGAAGCGGAACACTTGATAGCCCGCCTCTTCCCATGGCTTGCTCCACGAGCCGGTCAGGTCGAAGAGAGACAGGACGATGCGCTGGGCGTTGCCGTTCTCGCTGGCCTTGTCGCCTTGCGCGCGGGCCTTGGCCTTCCACTCATCAATCAGCGCCTTCGCCTTTTCGACGGTCATCCACCCCTTGTCCTTGTGGAACACCTTGACCTTATCGGCCAGTCGCACAACCTCGTCTTTGGTCGGGTGGTCAAAAACATGCGTGACCTTTTCGTCGCCTTCGACCATGGAGGCCTGCGCAGCGTTGAACTCGCTCACGATCTGGTCAAGTTCGCGGTCATCAACCCCGACTTCCAAGTGCTCGGGCGCGGTGGAACTTTTGGCGTCGGACGCAGGGGCCGCAGCTTGAGCTTCGGCGGGTGCTGCGGGCGCTGACATGAGCGCCACCTCATCGACGCCAGCCCAGCCGGTACCGCGTCCATCGGGCGTTGCGTCATCGCCGGCCACCTTGAAGGCCACGCCGCCGTAAGACGGCCCTGCGTTCACCTCGATTTCGGTGACGGTGCCATCGCGCTCGGATTCACGGAGGGTCATTGCCACCCCGTCGCGGTTCGTGATGGGCTTGCTCGTCACACGCACGCGGTCGCCCACCTTGATGCCGTTGGGCGCCACCTGCACGCTCTTGCGGGCCTTGGATTCGTCGGCGGCGGGCTGCTCGGTGCGCTCGGCAATCAGGCGGTTACGGCGGTCGATGGCCGTTTCTTTGGGCGGGGTAATTACCCCGTCTTGGCTGGGGTTGGCGGTCTGATTGGGCGGGGTAATCGCGCCAGCCTTTGCCCGAACCTCAATGCGTCCAGGCTTGACGGTGACCGCCTCGTGCGTGTCCTTGAGTCCGCTCTTGGTGATGAAGTCGCGGGCTTTCTCGGGCGTGCCGAAGTAGGCCGTGCCCTTGGCGATGCGGTCGATGGCGGCTTGGCGCTTCACGTCCACGCCAAACAGGCGCTCGCCCTCTTCCTTGCTGACGTAGGGCGGCTTCTTGGCCGGAGCTACCCCAGCGGCTTCCACGCCACCGGCTCCTGCCGCTGCGGGTACGACTGCGGACGAGCCTGCTCCATCGCCTCCCGCAAGCGCTGCTTCTTCACCTGCCGCGGCTTGGGCTGCACCGGCTCGAACAGGTCGCCCTGCACTCTCTTGGGCTTGGCCATCGCTCAGTGCCCCTTGCGGTTGGGCTTGGGCTGGCGGTACAGCATCGAGGCCTGCTGCATTCGCTGCTGCAGTGGCGCCGACTGGGGCGGCAGGTTGGGCGGCTTCTGGTGTGACATCAGGTGTGGCCTGGGTAGGTTGCTGGGCAGCAGCTGGGCGCACCACCCAGCCACCGAAGACTTCCACGAGCTCGCCGCCCTGCTTCTTCTGCACGTTGCTGGCGGCCAGGCGGTTCTTGAAGGGCAGTTCTTCCTTGTTCAGGATGTCGCCGGGCTGCATCGTTGGCAGCGGGGCGCGCGCGGCGGGTGCTGCTGGCTCGGCCACCGCTTCGGCGGGCGCCTGATCCCACTCGCGCAGGACGCCCATGTCGCGGCCGGCATCGCGCTCCATGCGGGTCAGCGCCGCATTCACGCGCGTCTCGCTGGCGCGGTCGGCCACGATGGCGCGGCCGTTGGACACCAGCGGGCTCTCGGGCGCGGCCAGCATCGACGCGGGGTCGGTGCCGGTCAGGCTGGCGGCCATGGGTTCGGATGCGGGCAGGCTGGCCACGAGCTCGGGGTACACCTGGGCGAGCGCCGTTGCGTCTCCACCGTTGGCCTGCAAGAAATCGCGCTCGGCCTTCTCTTCGGGCGTCAAAAACTCGGGCTTGCGGCCCGGGATGGTCGCGGGCTTGCCGTCGGGACCGGTGACCTTCTGGTCCTTGGTGCCCTTCGCTTTCTCTTCGATCTGCTGCGCGCGCTCGTTGGCAAATGCCAGCAGGGCGGCAGCTTGGTCGGGCGCTGGTGCTGCAGGTGCAGGCGGCGGGGTCACGATGACCGGTGCGGGCGCCTTTTCGGCGGCGCGGCCCATCGGTCCAGCTGGAGGCGGCGCCACCGGTGCGGGTGCGGCAGTGGGCCCGGCCAGCGAGTTCAGCGCGTTGGCACCACCACCCATCACGCCACCGGCCAGCAGGCCCAGCACGGCGGCCTGGTCGACACCCTCATCCAGCGGGCGCTCCAGCGCAAGGTTTTGCAGCACCTGCTCGGAGACGGACTGCGGCAGTTCTTCAAACGCGCCCTCGGTCAGTGCGCCTTCGAGCACGCTGCGCGTCAGGCCTTTGGCCTGCGCCGGGTTGCGCGCGGCGCCGGCCAGCATCGTGTCCACATCGGCCAGACCCAGCTTCTGCGCCAGCTTGCCGCCCAGGACGGAGAAGAACGTGCCGGCGGCGCCGGTGGCCAGCGCCAGCGACGACTGCTGCCCGGTCAGCAAGCCGTCTTGGGTCTGCTGGCGGATCTGCTCGGCCGCGGAGCCCGCCATCAGCGCGCCCTCGCCCAAGGCGCCAGCTGCGACACCGCCCACAGCGGGCGCCACCTTCAGGGCGGCCCGTGCCAGCGCGCCACCACCCAGCATTGACGGGATGGATTCGACAATGGATTGGCCCACCACGGACGGGTTTTGCACGGCGGCCATGAACGTGGCGCCCAGGCCGTCGGCGGCTTGCACCTTGGCGTTGGCGGCCTTCTGCTCGGGGGACAGGCCCTCGTCAAGAAAGGCTTTGGCCTCTTTGGGCCGGAAGCCCACCATGCCGCCCTCGTTTTCCAAGAACTTGCCGGCGCGGCCACCGGTGGCGATGTCTGCCAGGCCAACTGCCGCCTCGGGCACTGCGATGACACCCTTCAGCGCGGAAATGCCCACGTCTTTGGCGGTACTGGCAAAAGTGCGGCCCTCTTCAGCGGGCGCAACCGTCTCAAACGTCGGCTCTTCGTCCGTGAACCGAATCCCGGAGGCAATCAGGTCATCCAGCGTGGCGGGGCGTGCGGGCTGCTTCTTCTTGGTGGCCATGTGTGTGGGTTCCTCGGGGTGGATCAGTAGCCGGCAGCGGCGCGCACGCGGGCCAGCTGGGCGGGTTGCATGTCTTTGGTCAGCGCGTCGATGCCGGCGCGGGCGGCCTGCAACTCGCGCGCGTACAGCGCCATGGCCTTCGGGTCTTGGCTGCGCGCTGCGGCGGCCAGGTTGGTCTTGGCGGTCTGGATGGCAGCTGCAGCGGCTTCGGCGCGCGGCAGGTTGATGGCAAGGGCGGCATTCATGGCGCCGCCTTGAGCCGTCATGCCAAACGCGGCGGCCAGTGGCGACACCGCAGGGGCGGCGGGCGCTGCCGGGGCGGGCGCTGCCGGGGCGGGCGCTGCCGGGGCGGGCGCTGCAGCCTGCGCGGCAGCTGGCGCACCGGTGCCTTGTGCGGCGGCAGAAGTTGCGGCAGCTGGGGCGGTGGGCGCTGCAGCCGGTTGCGCAGGTGCTGGCGCCGGGAATCCGCGCTTTGCCAGCGTGGCAGCGTCGGTGATCTGCAGCGCTTTGGCGTACGTGGCGGCGTAGGCCGCAGGGTCGCTCTTGCTCGCGTTCAAGGCCGTGATGACTGCGCTGGCTGCAAACCGGCGGGTGTTCTCCTGCCCGTAGGCGTCCTGCAGCGCAAACACCTTCTTGGCGATGAGGTCGGCGCGCTCGGCGGCCGACGCCGGCTCTTTGCGGCCTTGCAGGGCCTCATCGACCTGCTTCGTCGCTTCAGCCTGGGCGTTCTTCGAGTCGAAGCCGGCCATGGGGTCGAAGCTCGGCGGCGCATCGTCTTCGCTCTTTGCGCGGCCTCCGCCAGCGCTAGTGCCGCCCGATGCGCGCCCGTAGGTCAGGGCAACGCGCGCGGCGTTGAGCTCCTGCTTGTTCTCGGCATCGGTGCCGCGAATGAGCATGTCCAGATTCTTCTCGTAGGGCATCAAGCTCATGCCCAGGTCGTGCGAGTTGTATTTGACGGCCTTGGTGGAGCCGTCGGGCATCTGCACGTTGAAGCTGGCGGTGTGCGTGGTGATCTTGCCGACACCGGGAATGTCGCGCGCCTCGGGCGTCATCGTCACCTCGCCCACGATCTTGTGCTCGCCACTGCGGTTGAACGCCTCGGCCACGCCGGCGCCGTTGCCCGTGCGCATGGCCTTCAGGGCATCGAAGACACCCTCGTCGGACAGCTTCTTTGCGTAGGCCTTCTGCTCCTGAGTGAACTTCACCGTTTCGCGCTCGCGCTGGGTGACCGTGTTCTGCGCATCCATGGCCTTCAGGGGGTCGATGCCGGACAGGGCGGCGATCACGCGCTTGCTCTTGGCCTCGGGCGTGTTCATCGCGTTGATGTCCACCGGGCCCGTCTCAATGGTGTTGCCCTTGGCCATGGTGCCGTTGGCGCCCACAACGCCGGTGGCGGCCTGCGTGCTCACCTTGCCCGGATCCTGCCCGCGCATGTCGGCCTCGATGGCGGCGTCAGCGGCGACGGCCTGCGCCTGGGCGGGGTCGGCGTACAGGTTCTTGTCACCAGCGCCCGTGGTCACCGCGGTGCCCGGCAGTGCCGCGCGCTCGGCGCCTGCGGTGCGCAGGGTCTGCGCGTCCTCTTCGGCGCGGGTCAGCTGCTTCATGCGCAGTTCGGCCTCCTGACGGCGAAGCGCCCGGTCTTCTTCGTCGGCCTTGTCCTTCTTGTCGCGGCGAGCGTCTTCGCTCTTTTGCCGTTCAGCGTTCAAATAGCCCGTGCCCAGACCCGCAAGAAATGATGCTGCGCCGCGTTTGCTCATGGTGTTTCCAAACCGGCCGTAGGCCGTAAGAGTTGAATGGCCGAATACACTGGGCTTTTTGCTCGGGAGACGAACATGAAAGCCCTCTTCGCCGTTTTGCTGGTTTCGCTGTTGGCTGGCTGCGCAGCCAAAGTCGTGAGCTCGAGCCCCCGAAGCGTGGTCATCAGCGGGAGCGATGTGTTCTTGAAGGACGCACAGGGGCTGGCCGATGCGGAGTGCGCAAAGCACAAGCGGTTCGCCCGCCTGGAGAAAATGCCGTCGCCCACGTCAGACCACTTCATGTTCGACTGCGTGCTTTAAGCGGGCATCGGCAGGCCGCGCGAAGCGGCGATGCTGTCCACCTTTTTTGCCAAGCCCTTGACGGCGGCCATCAGCACCCCGTTCATGCTCACGAGGTCGATCTTTTTGCCGCCGGGAGCTACCTGCTCGCCCATGCTGGCGTTCACGTCCTGCGCCATGGGGCCGACTTTTTTGTCGGTGCCGCCCTCGGCCGCGCCCATGGTTCCAGCCTTGTAGGCCCACGAGGAAACCGGCGTCTCCTGCACGGCCGCCAGCGCCTGCTCTTCGTCCACCGGGGCGATGTCCTCCTTCATGGTCACGTCGGAGTACTTCGAGATGGCGGCGCCACCCAGCGTGCCCAGCGCACCCATGAAGCCGTTGTCTTGGCCCTGGATGTTGGCGATGTTGGCGTACTGACTTCCCGCGCTGGCCATGGCCGACGTGGCGCCGGCAAAGCCGGTCTGCATGAGGTTGGCGCCATTGGCAGCGATGCTTACCGGGGCCTGCCCGTTGGCGCTGGACGAGTTGCCCGCAGTCAGTGCTGCGTTGGTGGCGTTCACGCGGTCGGTGGCAAGGTTGCGCCCCAGGCTGGCGGCGTCTGCCGTGCGCGCGTAGCCCAGCTGCTCGATCTTCTCGTCGGCCAAGCTGGAGGCGCCGGCCTTGAGCTTGGCGGCTTGGATGTCCATGGTGCCCTGCAGCGCCTGCATCTTCATGCTCGACGGGTTGACGCTGCGGCGCATGTTGTCCTGCACCGTGGCCTGGCGCTGGGCTGACAGCTGCGTCTCGATGCCGGCCGTGGCTTTGGCGCGCTCGGCCGCGCGGCGCTCGGGCGTGTCAAAGGACTGGGCGTCGGCGACCATCTTCTCTTCCAGCGGGCGGAAGGTGCCGGTAGAGTAGGCGTAGAGGTCTTTGGCGATGGCGTCCGACTGCTGCATCGACGCCAGTTGGGCATCGGAGATGGCGTTGGCGCGCTGGGTTGCAGCGGCGCGGTCGGGCGCCGTCTCGGCGTAAATCTGCTTCGCCCAGGCCAGTTGCTCTTTTGAGAGCTCGGCAGTGGCCAGTGCGGCGGCGTTGGCGCCGGACATATCGGGTGCGTCAGAGCACATGGAGCAGTTCCTTCATGGTGGAGCGCTCCTGCGCCTGGGTGGCGGTCATTCAAAGACCTTCACGAACTTCGTCGCCACGGGGGTGTACTTCAGGTAGCGGGCCATGCGATCGGCCTTGTTCACCAGCTTTGAGTCGAAGCGGACTTCGCGCACACCGATGGCGCGCACAGCGTCTTCCACGAACTGCCACAGCCGCACGGCCATGAAGCCGCCGCGGTGCTCGGGCACCACAAAGAACGTGTCTTCGCTGCACACCAGCGTGCCGGTGTGGGCGCTCGTGGTGATGTGCACGCGCATGTTGCCCACAAGGGCGCCGGTGGCCACCTCGCGCGCGGTGAACTGGATGAGGTTGCCGGAGTGCTCGCGCTCGATCATCCCGTTGTAGTCCGGGTTCATCGGGATGCCAGCGCGGTAGGCTTCCGTCTCTGCGTAGTGCCGCTGGTGCTGAATGTGGAGCTCGGGCAGCACAGCGGCCATGCGTTCACACTGGAAGACGTAGCCCCGGTACTCTTGAGAGCCGAATTTCTCTGGCTCGTGCGCCATGCGCGGAAACAACTCGCGCACCAACGCCACCGCAACTTCGTGCGTCAGCGTCTGCCCAACGTACCGGGCCAGGGTGGTGCAAAAGTGCTCGCGCATGGATCGCCCGAAAAAAAGGTGGGCGATATTAGATTGGTTCGACCCTGCGCGGGCGGCTAAATCTGGGGGTTCAGGCAACCCCTTCTGGCGGTGCTTTTGGGGGCGTCAGACCCCGGGCGAAACCGGCCAGACAATGGCAAACGGGTCGGCCTGCAGCGTCACGTCACGCAGCGCCTGTCGGTAGGTCGCCCAGGCTTCTTTGGTGGCCAGAGGAACGTCGGGCAGCTGGGTCCAGTCGGATGCAGACAGCAGGGCATTGCGCTGGGAGCGCACCACGGGCCACTGGGTTTCTGGTGTGCGGGGATCCGCCCACTGCTTGGTGGTGTAGTCGAAGACGTGGTGCGGGGAGGGCTGGGCCGGCTTTTCAGCCAGAGCCCCGTCAACGACGAGGTATTCAGCGCCATCAATGGTTCCTGACCAGTCAAAGCCCATCGCCAATTCGCTGGCATACACCGGCGTCGATTCATCAACACTGCTCAGTTCAATGGCCAGTGAACGAATTCCGCTCGGCTTTGCAGAAACCACGTCGGGCCACCGGCCCACCAAAACAACAGCACGTAACGCTTGCGTGTCAATTTCGACGGAGTGAAAGCCAAATACATTCATACGATTTGTATATTTTGGCGCTGGAGCGCTGCTGTGAGCGTGGTCCATTCGCTGCGAATGACAACCCCGTTTGCGTTGAAGATTTCGATGAGGGCGCGGCCGGGCGCCCCCGGCATACTTTGCTTAATGTAGGGAGGGTAATTGCTTGGCCACAACCCACCGCCTCCCCCGCCACCATAAATTGATCCGGCTGTGGGATTACTGATAATCCCCCTGCCGTAGCTCAATAAAGCACCAACCCCGCCAACGCCAAAATTCCCGCCGGCATTGCCGCCATTTCCACCTTGCATATCGTAATCATCATTGTTGCTGTAGGCCCCAAAAGTCCCAGCTGTGCCTGGTATCGTGCCGCTGCCTCCTGCCCCTCCTGGAACTGAAGAGCCAGGGGGCGCTGGAGAAGAGGTCACGGCGCCAACACCGCCTCCGCCAGCTGAAGCAAGACCTGAAACCGTCGTTGCTTGTCCAGACTGACCCACTTGCCCACCAGCACCAACAGTAAGCGTAAATGTTTGCCCTTCTGACACGGTAAATACAGCCTGGGTATAACCCCCACCGCCACCACCACCCGAAGCCTGATACCAACCGGTGAGATTTCCGCCTCCTCCTCCGCCTCCAATCAGCGTCACCTGCAAACGATTGAACCCGGCGGGGACGGTGATCTGATACGTGCCCGGCGTTGTGTAAAGGGTGGTCGAGCCAATGAGCTTTGAGATGTCGACTGTTCCCGCCAGCAGAGTTCCGCTGAAAGACCCGGTGGCTGCTTGCAACTGGCCATTAAAAGACCCGGTGGCTGCGCTCAATGATCCCGAAAACGTCGCCGCTCCATCCACGAGGGAGAACTGCGAACCCACCACATTCAGGTTGGAGCCGTTCCAAGTGAGCCGGTTGCCGCCCGGATCCCCCAGCGACAAGCGCCCATCGGAGCCCAGATAGAACCCGTTGCCGGTGTTGAAATCCGTCTGCCCAGCGCGCACCGCGTTGGATGCGATCGTGATGCCGCCAATGAGGCCCGCATTGGCATACACCGTGCCGCGAACCACAACCCCGGATAACTCGGCCGTACCGTCCCCGTTGATGCGCCAGCCAGCGCTGCCAGCCACGTACCCGGTTGACTGGATGTGCTCCCCCACCGCGATGGAGCCGGCTGTGAGCTTGTCCACCGACAAGTCGCTGATCTTGGCGTCGTCGATCTGGGCGTTGCCGATCTTGGCGTTAGTGATCGTGCCGTTGCGAATGAAAGCATCTTCGATGTAGACCCCCGCTGGGACGGCGACGCCGTTGACGGTGGTCGGTGCAGCCTGGATGACGAAGGGGAACACCTGCGGCGTGGTCGTCCATGCGCTGCCGGTGTAGTACCGGGTGACATTGGGCGTGACGCTGGTGTCGAGCCAGACGAACCCCTTGTAGAGGTTGGCCGTGGGCGCCGTGGCGCTGGACACCGAAGGCGGCGCCACGAAGAAGTTGCTTGCACGCACACCAAAGCTGCTGGTGGGCGCTGCGTTGACGGCGGTGCTCGCGAGGCCGTAGCCTGAGACGAGGCCCGCGACGTCGGTCTTGACGGTGTACTGGGCAAACAGGGAGCCATCGGCATTTGCTCGTGCGGTCGCTTCCGCGCTGACGGCGGCTGTTTGAGCCGTGTTGTTGCTGTTGACCGTGGCCGTGAGGGCGGTCACTTGGGTGGAAAGCGCGGAGTCGGCATTGGTCCGCGCGGTGACCTCGGCGCTGATGGCGGCGACGTTGTTCGCGGTCGCGGTGGACACCGTGTTGATCTGGGTGGCCAGTGCAGCGTCACCGTTGATGCGCGCCGTGACTTCCGCCGTCACCGCGGCTGCGGTACTGGCAATGCGCTGGTCGGTCGTCTCAACCCATGCAGATCCAGAGTAGCGGTACACCCGGTTGTTGTCATCCGAGTCAAACCACAGATCCCCGGAGGCCATGCCGGTGATTGGCGCGTTGGTCTGGTTGTAGGTCTTGACTTTGGAGTTCGCCACCGCTGAGACGGCGCTGATCGTCGTTGAAAGCGCCCCAGTTTCCCCCGCGCGAGTCGACGCCTCGCTGCTGATGGCTGCGGTGTTCGCGTCAACTGTGGACGCCAGCACCGTGCGGGCAGCGGCTTCCGCCACCAAGCCGGCCTCGGTGGCCACAATGCGCGCCTGATGGTCCTCCAGCTGCACGGCGTGGGCCGCCACAGCGTCACCCAGGCTGGCGTAGTCGCCGATCTTTTGCCAGTACGTGGCGTTGGTGGGCAGGTTGCCCGTGGTGGTGCTCAAGGCCCGGTACAGCCCGCCGTCGTACTGCACGATGTCGTCGGTGTCGTAGGTGACGCCAGCCTCGTAGTCGGGCGTGCCGGACAGTGCCGCCACCTCGGTCTGAAGCGTGCCGATGATGGTCGTCTGGGCGTCCAGGCGCGAGACGATGCCCGTCGTGGGCTGGTTGATGAGGGCGATGGGCGTGGCCAGGCTGCTTGCCAGTTCGCTTGATGTGATCTGACCGGCCAGCGCTTCGAGCAGCTGGGGCACATATTCGCCCGTGGTAACCAGCAGACCGTTGGTGCCGCCGGCCGGCGTGGCGCTCAGCACGCCGTCGTTGGACTCCCACTTGATCCACAGGCGCCACGTTGTGGACGAGGTGCTTGGGTGCGCGTGGATGGTGCCGGCGAACTGGGTGATTTCCACCGCATCGGTGAACACCGGCATCGGCAGGGCATCGCTGACGATGGCGCCGTAGACCCGCGTTCGCAGGTGGCCGTGCCCCTGGGTGTATGTGGGCGGGTTGTGCTCGATGAACACATGCCGGATGGCGGCGAACACCGCAAAGCCGTCGGGCTGGGGTGGTGGCGTCAGGTCCGCCTCGTAGACGGGGATGTTCACCGGGATGGGCGCAATCGGCGGAGTCGAAGACCCAAGGCCCAGCGTTGCACCGTCGCGCAGCTTGGCCAGCCCTGTCTCCAGCAGGTCGCGCAGCGTGATGCCTCGGTCCAGCGGGTCGCCTTGGCGGCCCATGTAGGTCTGGATCGTCTCGCGCAGGCGCTGCTGGAAGTTTGTGGCGCCGGGTTGCGGCAGGTCTTTGCGCTTCTGGGTCATTGGCCGGTCACCAGTTCGTCCATGTCGGAAGCCACAGAGAAGGCCTGCACCGGGTTGACGCCCTCGGATTCGATCTGCCACTTGGCAGCGACGAGAGAAGGCAGGCGGAACGGCTCTTCACTGGTCACGGTGACCGTGCGGCGCAGGGTGGTCGCATCCGGCGCGGTGAAGACGCCCGGGCGCTTGGCCATGGTGCGCGTCACGAGCTCGGGCTTCAGATCCATCGCGTCCAGGCGCAAGGTGACCGGGAACTGCTTGGCAATGACCTCGCCCACGGAGAACGAGTCTTCGACCGGCAGGCGAAAGACGCGCGATCGGGCCTTGCACGTCAGGAAGGTGGCGCCGGCATCCCAGCGCTTCACGCTGGTGCCATCCAGCACGTACAGCTGGTCCTGCAAGTCATCGAAGTGCATGGCCTCGAAGCCCACGTCGAGGAAGTACATGCCGGTGGGGTTGCGCGGGTCGATCACGAATCCCTTGCGCACGCCGCCGCTCGTGTAGCTGCCGAAGTAGAAGCCCTCGTACAGCCGCCCGGTGATGGTCGAGGGGTTCAGCGCCAGCCAGTCCTCACGCAGCATGATCTGCTCGGTCAGGATGCGGGCGCCGCCGGCGCCGTACCAGCACAGGCCGTCGTTGCTCGCCCAGGCCACGCCCGAACCCATGCTCACAACGGACTGGGGCGCCACGCAGGCCTGCGCAAACGCCAGCGGCTGCTGGTCCAGGCTGTCCGGGCTGGTGCCGGCCACCACCACGGGGCGCGCGGTGGTCAGTACGATCATGGTCTGCTCGAAGACGCCCAGCGCCACAGCTTTGCCCTCGGGTGGCACGATGTCGTTCTCGACCTTCCATGCGTACTCCGCGTACTGCTCGCAGACCCGGCCCACACCCTCGCTGATGCCGGCGGCCATGCCGTTCCACATGGGCGTGAGGAAAGACAGGTCGTCCGGTGGCGGGAACCAGCCCAGCGTCACCAGTGCGCGGCCCAGCTGGCGCTGGTCGTCTGCTGTCGTTGCGGTGCCGATGGAGATTTCGCGCAGGAAGAAGAAGTCTGCGCTGCCCGCGCCGTCGGCTTGGGTGCGGTAGACCCGGATGGTGGTGATGTAGTACAGGCCCGATGGCGGCGCGGCAAACGAGCCGATCGAGGCGGTTGCATCGGTCGGGCGGGTGTTGAGCAGGCTCACGGGACTCGGTGCACTCTCCCAGCCCCAGTCGTTCACGTAGGTGTAGACGTAGTAGTAGTCCGTCGGGTCACCGGTGAAGGTTCCCGTGTCGGTGGCCACCACGCAGGGAGTCGCAGGCACTGGCAGGCCCATGGGGCGGCTGGTCGTGGGGTACGGCGTGCTCGAGAGCGCCATGGTGTTGTCGGTGACCTTGGGCGGCCCGTCGCCTGTGAAGAATGTGCGCTCGGTGGTGTCGGTCGTGCTGAAGCTGCGCATGGCGTGCACGTAGGTGGGCCACGAGAGCCAGTACACAGAGTCGCTGGCCACGTCGCGGCCCATGCGGTAGATCGTCTTGCGACCGGCGGGCACAGAAGCCACTGCGAGCGGCGCGCGCCACGGCCGCAGGTCGCCGCGCCCGGGCTTTTGGTTCAGCGAGACGGTGCACAGCCCTTCCTTGAGCAGGAGAGGTTCGACGGCGCGGTTCTCGCCCAGAAAGCCGGTCCACTGGATGCGTGACATAGGGATTCCCGGGTTACTCAGGCAGCAGGGCGGGCTCTTCTTCGAGCTCCACTACCTCGGGGGCAGGTGGGTTGCGGGCCAGCCAGAGGTCGTGGATCTCGTCGCCTGGCACTGGGTCGGGCAACAGGTCAGGTACATCCAGCAGCTGCGACTCGTCCAGTTCGGCAATCACTTCGCCCGTTTCGGGGTCGAGGGTTGCTGCCACCAGGGCTTTGTTCCAGGCCAGAGCCAACGCGTGCGCCTGCTTTGCGATGGCTGCGGCTTGCTCGTGGGCCAGCACCTTGCCCAGCAGCGCCATGTCGGTGCGGGCCTCGCGCCCCTGCTGCACGCACTCGGCGATCCAGCCGTCCACGGCGGCCACGAAGTCGGGGTTGTCACCCGTGCGAGCCAGGCGCGCGGCCTTGAGTTCGTCTTGCTCGCTGTAGCGGCTGCGGATCAGGGCCTGCACCTTGTTGTCGATGTCGGCGCTGGACCAGACATCGCTGGCCATCAGGTTGACGAAGCTCATGCGGCACTCCTTGCTGCTTGGATCTGGATGGCGGCAGCGAAGCCCGGGGCCGTGCCGAAGCGGATGGTTTCCTTGAATCCGTCGAAGAGGCGGGTGAAGTCCTTGGTGGCGCCCTCCACCCGGTTCGCACCGCCAGACAGCACCGAGCGAGCCTCCATGCCCGGGGGCAGGATGAAGTCGGTGAAGCTGATCTGCACGGCCGATGCGCTTGCCGTGGCCGCCTTGGTCAGGTAGGCCGTGGTGCCGACCAGCGCTGCAACGAAGGTGTCTGCCGGGATGCCTGCACCCGTCACGCGCGCGCCGACTGGACTCACCGGGTAGGTCAACGAGGCCACGCTGGTGATAGCCGTGGAGCCGCTGGCGGTGGTGGCCGTGAAGCCGCCCACGTAGTCGAAGGTCGCCAGCTGGGCATTGAGCCGCGCGGCCGCCTCACCGCGCTTGATGAGTTCCTCGCGCAAGTTCTGCGCTGGCGCGCTGATGTCCACGCCCGGGCTGGTGGTGGTGCGCGCCAGCAGCTGCACACCAGAGGCCGCAGACACCCGGGTGTAGCTGCCAGCAGGAACCGGTGTGACGCTGGTGCGAACCAGGCCACTCCACTCCGACTCGTTGGCGGCACTCACGGCGATCCACTTGTCGGTGAGATCGTCGTAGGCCAAGTCCACCACGGCACCTGCATCCGGCAGCGTGACCTGGGCGCCTTCGCGGAACATCTGCTTTTCCTGCTCGTACATCCACACCGACTGCTCGGCGGTGGGCACCGTGGCACCCAGCTTGAGCAGGGCGATCGAACCGGGGAACGGTGCGTCGAGGGCGAACGAGTTGCCTATGGTTAGCACCGCGTTGCTGTTGTTCAGGGTCAGCAGCGGTGCACCACGGGTTGCCGCCACTTCCACGCCGTTGACCGAAATCGACAGGGTGCCGTCGGTGGTGTAGTCCGCCTCGGCTTTGAGCAAAGTGGCGGTGTTGTGTTGGGCCGGGGTGGTGACTGTGCGCGTGGTGGTGCCGTCGAAGGCTGTGGCGAACAGTCTGCCAAAGCGCGTGCAACCAACTTTCACCGACGGGCCTGACGAGAACCCTCTGTCTGCGATCTGGGCTGGCAACAAGTCATCGATGACAAGCGTTCCGGAGCAAGTTTGCCCGGCGGCATTCATGCGCAGAATGGCTGTGCCCCAGTTTGAAAGCACATCGCCATATCCGTAATACGTTCCCGGCGTGGTGATGGCAATTGGCGATCCATTGCTTGGGTATACGACGAGAATGCCATTGACGGCAGTAACCGTGATAGTCCACCGACGAACTGCAGCCGGGTTAGATGGAACTCTGTTTGCACTATTCCAGGAAAGATCTGACGCCGCGGCTTGAGAGCCATCGGACGAAAAGCCAAAGGCGCCTGGCGTCGACCAGCCCACCCCCTTTGTCCACTCTGCGGTGTTCATGGTCATTGGCACCGACACCGCGGGGAAGTTCGCGTCGGTCAACACCACCGGCACATTCACCCAAGCCCCCGCACTCCACTCACCAACCCCAAAGTCAAGGTCAGCCGAGTAAGGCTCACGAAGGTAGTTGGCGTTGCTGAAGCCGCTGTAGGCCACCAGCTGGGCGGCGCTGGCTACCGGGGATTTGGTCAGGGTGCCGATGATGTTGGCGCCTTGGGCTTTGTAGCTGCGATCTGGGATGGCTTCGCGGACGCTGATGTTGTCAAATTCGATGGAATTGCCTACACCTGAATTCACAAGGAGAGTGATTCCAGTAGTGGTCGCAGCTGCGACAAAACTGACGCGGAAGGCTCCACTTCTGATTGCGCTGGCAAGAACAGTTGCTCCACCCACCTGCACGCTTGTGCTAAAGGTGCCAGATATGTCCAGCGTCAGTGTGTAAGTTTTACCGACAACCGTGACAACGCCAGTTTGTGCGGCACCGTAATTTGCGGCCTGCGATGTGAGGCGAAGTTTTCCATCTACAGCAGCCAGGGTTGCGCCATTCAGGGTGGACCAGCCAGAGGCGTCCGTATCAAACCCACCATTCACCACCAACTCAGGCCCACTCACACTCCCTACATCCACGTCCGAGAGGTAGGCGCGGCGAATGTCGCCGGATTTATAACCTGTGTTGAAGGTGCTGGTCAGCCTAACTGCAATACTGCGCGCTGATTGCGAATAATGCTCAACAAGCATTGCAACACCACCGTCGCCCGGTCGGCTAAACAAAAGATTCTTTTGAGGAGCAAAAACAATATCCGGCGCTTCATTTACACCGGTCATGGAAAATTGGGGAAGTCCAAACCATGAAAAGTAATTTGCAGCGGTGATTGAGGTCGAATTGATTCCATTGGTCGAAAAGATCCCAAGATTTGTACCCGGGACGCCCGACACATAGAGTCGGTCACCCTTGAAAACAACGTCTCGATTAGTGTTTGCTGCGATGCTGAGATTGCGCACCGTACCATCATGCCGAATCACGCTAACCCCACCGTTCGTAGCCACCGCAATAGTCGGCACCTTCAACCCAGTCACAGGGTCTGTAGGCGCGTCTGGTAGCACGGTCATGGCTACTGCGTTGACGCCGAAGTTGGCAATGGGGTAACCATCACCACCTGTCACGAACAGGCCGCCGATGTTGTGGCGAGCGCTGATGCTTCGGTTGCGCAAAAAATGGGCCGACGACCCCGAGTAGGCCAAGCGCATGTCATCGCGAGCAAAGTCGGCCTGCACGTTGTTGCCACTGGTTGAGCCTACAAACAGCTTGCCACTCAAGGCGGCCAGCGACCCAACTGTCGATCCGCTGTTTGCCCAGCCAAGAGCAAATGTGGTGTTGACACCAGAAACGAACCGCATCCACATAGGACGCCCAGGCTCGGCAAGGTCGTACAGGGTCACACTGCCCGCCTCAGCCACAATCCCCGCCAGCTTGGGAAACCGGCGCTTGTTGCCGCGGAAAGTTTCGGTGATGCTGCCGTCTGTGGTTTTGGCTTCGTAGGTGGTTGCGGTGGATCCGTATTCCCATTGTGAATTTCTCACATCAATCCCGGAAACTCCATCACCTTGATAGGTGTCGTTTCCAGCAGCGTCACACAAATGAATAACCGGGCCGCTTGAGGTGGACTGAACTACGCCCAGCACAGAAACTCGCCAAAATCCTGAGTCTGTTGCTACCACAGAGTAGGAAACGGTGGGCGTATTTAATACTGCTCCGGTTGTCAGATTGACCTTGATGTGCTTAGGAAGACCACCGCCAAAACCCACCCAAGCAATGTTTCGCTCGCCGGCTTTCAACTCGACGGAGAAGCTGCACAAAGACCCGTTGGCAACTCCATAAGACTGGTAAGTACAGTGTGCAGAATTTGCAGAGTTTTCGACCAGACGAGTGGTGCCTGCAGTTCCTGTTGCCCCCAGTGAGGTCCATACACCGGCCACGAAATTACCGGTGTGACGGAGCAGGTTCTTGTTGAGCCGGTAAAACTTCCCATCCACCGTGCTCTGGTAGTAATCGCCGGACTGCGTGGTCAGGACGGTGACTTCCCGGATGGAGATGTTGTCAGCAGTAACTGTTTGATTGGCCCCAACTCGGATGCGCAAGAACGCAGAAGTGGTTGTTGCGGTAAAGACCGCCGAGGCACCCATTGATCTCACCAGATATACGCTGTTAAGACCTGTGCTCACATCAAAATATAACGAAGTGTGAGTGGCGGATACTCTATAAGTCTTTCCAACAACAACTGGCACTATTTGGTAAAAGGATTCAAATGCTGCCGTACCTCCGGTGACTATGGCAACGCCGCCAGTGACGGATACCGAAAGAGGGGACTGAATTTCCCACCCAGTCGCGCTCACTGAGAAATCCCCGTTCGTCACCAACTCTGGACCCAGCGCAGCATTTTCGTTGCGCGCCTCAAGCTCGCTCCCCCGTGCCCCCAGCCACTTGCCCATGACAGGCTCGTTGTACCAACTGGTGCCCTCACAACGCTCAGTCCAGGCACCACCATCCGAGTCCTTGCTGGTGTCGTACACGAACATGGCCGTGACAGCATTCGGGCTGCGGTGCAGGGCTTGTGCAGTTACTCCGGAGAGGTCTTGCTGAGCCACTGAGCCAGCACTGAGGGCATACCCTGCTGCCAGGCTGGCTTGGGCTGCTGCGGTGGCAATAGCGGTTTGCTGGGCTGCTGCGGTGCCGTAGATGGCAAGAGCTTGCGCGGCAGATCCTGCGGCTTCACCGGCCTTGGCGTTGGCTGTGGCGGCGCTGGCCGTGATTTCGTTGGCTTTGGTGGTGGCGATGGCAGCACCGGTTGTCGCGGTGGTGGCACTTTGGACAGCCAGGGCCCGGTCGGCTGCGGCGTTCGATGCGCTGGTCGATGCTGCACCTGCGCTGGCGTTCGATGCGTCACGGGCCGCTACGGCTTCTGCGGCTTTGGTGGTAGCCGTCGCTGCGCTGGTGGAAGCGGCCGACGCACTGGATGACGCTGAGAGAGCGCTGACGTTGGCGGCCGATGCCAGGGTGGCGGCCGTCGAGGCCGAAGATCCTGCGGCGCTCGCTTGCGTGACGGCGGTGGCGGCAGACCCTGCGGCATTGGTGGCCGAGGTCGCTGCGCTGACAGCGGCTGCTGCGGACGTGTTGGCCGAGCCCTGCGCACTCGCGGCGCTCGTTGCAGCTGCAGTGGCAGAGACGCCGGATGCGACCCGGCTGGCTTCCGACGCGTTGGCGCTGGTCACAGCTGCTGCGGCCTGGGTGGTGGCCGTGGTGGCCGACGTGGCGGCAGCGCTCTGCGATCCAGCTGCAGCGGTGGCGCTGGTCTGAGCCGAGGTGGCAGCACTGGTGGCGGCGGTTGCACTGCCTGCAGCGGCCGTGGCGCGCTCGGTGGCCAGGGTGGCCTGTGCTGTGGCGGTCGTGGCGGATCCTGCCGCGGCCGTGGCGCTCGTGCCGGCGGCCACGCGGGAGGATTCGGATGCGTTGGCGCTGGCCAGGGCTTCGGCGGCCTTCGTGGTTGCGATGCTGGCTTGGGCCGTCACCGGTGCAAGTGCGACCTGCGCAGCGGTCAGCGCCTGCTGTGCCGCGTCGATGGCTGGAAAAGGCTCCTGCACCAGAATCTGATGCAAGTTGCACGGACTATTGGGCACCGACACGAGCACATCGAGGAAGCGCCGGCCGGTGTCGGGGTTGCGCGCCTGGATGCGGTAGCGCGAACTGTTCACGCCCAGCGCGTTCGGCCAGAGGTTGAGCACCACCTCGCCCAGTTCGTTGGCCACAACCTCGACCTTTTCGGGGACGATGAAGCCGTCGTCAATCTCAGTGACATCCAGTGCGGCCGTGATGGTGGCGCCTGCAACGGGGTCGCCGTTCTGGTCGGCGGCGATGAAAGTGACGGGTACGGTGGTCGCGCTCATGTGGCGTCCTTATGTGGGCGTGAAGAGGCAGCGCGTTTACGCTTCGGTGTTTGGGTTGCCCGGGCGGCCTTTGGGACCGATGGCGACCGTGCCGCGCAGGTCGATGCCCAGCGTGGCGGCGTAGGCTTGGTACCGGGCCATCGAGCGGGCGTCGTTGGCGGTGTACTTCGCGTCCTTGAGGTAAAGGCGGTACACGATGTAGTCGCGCAGGGCGTTGGCGAACTCATCGGGCAGGCTCATGTCGCCTTCGGCGTCCTCCCACGTCTCGCCAGCGGTGGGCATGGCAATGTCGGTCGGCTTGGCGGATGCCACCAGCTGCACGTTGGCGCCCACGGCCGCAGGCGGGTACACCTCGAACACCGTGGCCTCCTTCACGTCGAACATGAAGTGCTTGATCGTGGTCGAGGGCGTCATGCCGCGCCACGCCGGGATCTGCGCGTCCAGAATCTCGCGGTCGGTCTGGCGGATGGCGCGCTTGGTGCCGGTGGTGTTGGCCACCACGTCGATCAGCTTGGTGTAGTCGTCGGGCAGCGCCTGGGTGGCGCCGGCAATGAGCGGGTGATTGAAGCGGACATCAAGCGCATCGGGGCGGTGCAGCAGGATGTCGCGCTGGCCGTCGTTGAACGCGTCCACGAGCTCGGGCAGCGTCCAGCGGATGGAACTGTCGTCTTGCACCTCAACGGTGACGCGGCGGAAGATGTCTTTGGCTGCAATGGGCATGGCGCTCTCGCGTTAGAAGGTGCGCACCCGCGCGCGCGGGCGAAAGCTGCTGTGACCGCGGGCCACCTGAATGGCGGTCGTGGCGATGCGGGCTTTGAACTTGTCGCCGTGCACCGTGGCCAGCGCGGGATTGAGGAATGCCGGGAGCATCAGGATGATTTCCAACGCCCCGGCTGCGATGTCGCGCTTGTAGAGGCTGGCGAGCTCGTCCGAGAGCCCGTCTGCCGCCTCCGATGGCTTGAGCGACACCTCCATGGACAACACGCGGGTGACCTCGTAGGCCGGCACGGCAAACACTTCTTTGCGGTCCAGCGTGAAGACGCAATCGCGGATGGTGTTGGGGTACTGGCGCCAGTCGGTGGGCAGCGCGTCAGCGGGCATCACGTCGATGGGGCGCCCGTCCATGGTGGCGCGCTCGATGCGCACAATTTCGGAGTCGTCGGGCAACTCCATGAAGTGCGGGCCGATGCCGCGCGCGGGCAAGGCTTTGATGTTCGGCAGCGTCTCGCGCCAGACGCGGGTGCGAGCGCAAAACTCCTGCGCAGCCAGGCGCAGGTTGAACTCGGCCACCGGATCGGGACAACCTGGGGCAGATGGCAGCACGTAGGGCAGAAAATCGCTCCAGGGGGTCATGCGATCAGTCCTCCATGGCGGCGAAGATCATGGCCTTGCAGTTCTGGCGCAGGCGGTCTTCGGACAGGCCGTCGATGTCGCGCTGCATCACGCCCACCTGCTTGGCGTAGCGCTTGAGCTTGTCGCCGGCCATGTCGTCCACCGAACCGCGGATGGGCGAGGTGTCCAGTGGCACGGCGGCCGGGGGCGTGTTTGCCACCGGCGAAATGGGGGGCGCCAAAGGCACATCGGCCTCTGGCGAGTGGGTGAGCACCAGCGCATCCTGCGCCAGCGGCTCGGAAGACTGTTCGGCAGGGCTTGTGGCCTTGCTCGATGCCTTCTTGACCGCAGGCACAGCTGCGTCGGCGCTCTTGCGCTGGTACACACCACGGGGCATGGTCAGACGCCGTTCAGGGCAGGACGGACCCAAGCGATGAAGCGCAGCTTGGCGCCCACAATCGGGGTGCCGATGGCGGCGAACTTGATGCCCAGGCCACGGGTGTTCTCCGTGGGGGCGATCATGAAGCCCTGCTGCTTGCTGGCGCGCGCCACACCGCCGGCTTGGCCGATGGTGGAGGCGGCGAAGAACTCGCTGCCCATGGTGCGCGCGTTGTCGACCACACCAAAGTCGCCGGAGAGCACGCCAGCGTCGATGGTCATGCCGGCGGCCGAATCGCAGTCTTCGGCGGCCAAGGTGAGGTCAGCCACCACGTAGCCGGAGGGCAGCGGGGCCATTTCCACGATGTCACCGATGGCCAGGCCAGCGGGCACCACGTAGTCGCCGGTGATGGCGATGGGCTCGTTGGCCGAAGAGGTTTGCACGGCCAGCAGGGCCGCGATCTGGAGAGCTTGCTTGTAAGCCATGGTTGGCTCCTTTCAAGGGGGTGAAGCGAGGGAGTGCGGCAGAGCCCAGCGCCCGAAGGCGCCGGGTTCGTTCAACTGGTGGTCAGTTGATGGCGGTGAAGGCGGTGTCCACCGACTGCAGGCCGAAGTCCATGCCCTTGTAGCGGGTCTTGGACAGGCCGGCGATCATGCGGGTGATGACCACTTCTTCTTCGCCGTGGTCGAGGTCGGAGTCCGACAACTCGTAGCGCACGCCGCCGCGCTGGCTCTTCATGCCGTGCGCGATGGCAACCGCGTGGGCACCGAAGAACAGGTTGCGCAGCGCCTCGGTGGTGCCGCCAGCGCCGTAGTCGTTGAACTTGACGCAGGTTTCGTGCTCCATGATGAGCGTGCCGTTGTAGTAGGCATCGCCACCCTGGAAGATGGGCGACTTGGCACCCACTGCGCCGGCCTTGGCCTTCTCCAGCGTGAGCCAACCAGCGTCACCGACTTCGCGGCGCAGGTCGTACATGCCTTCGGGGCCCGTCAGGAACACGAAGTGCTTGCCGCCGTCCACTGCGATCGGCTCCATGCGCGCGCCCTTGCCGGCTTCGAGGGCCAGCATCTTCTTGGCGCGAACGATGGCGCGGTCAATCACGGCGGTGCCCAGCTTGTCGGTCAGCGTGGCCTTGGTCTGGCCGTTGCCCACGATCCAGTGAGCCGCGTCGGGCGCATCGAAGGCGTTGGGGAAACCAGCGTAACCCACGGGGTAGTGCATGATTTCGTCACCGGTGCCACGGCCGCCGGCGGCGTACATGATGCCGAGCTCGTCGTTCACCTCGGCCATGTAGTCGGACAGGCGAGCCTTCACCTGGGTGGCCACGTTGTAGCCCACACGCTTCTGGGTCATCACGTCGCCGACGTTGACCAGCTGGCGCATCTTGTCGATGCGCATCTTGTGGGTGTAGTGCGAGAGCTTCTGCTCGCGGCCTTCGCCTTTTTCGGCGCCTTCGATAGGCTTGCCGCGCAGCTTGGCGATCAGCGTGGTGGTGACTTCATCGCCAGGGCCCGACTCGAGGTCGGTCTTGGCCACAAAGGGCATCGCGTCCGCTTCGGAGCCGGTCATCTTGGCGACGAACGACTTCTTGACGGCATCGATGGCCACTTTGCCGGACCAGACCTTGCGGGCGGCCGGATCGGTAGGGAGAACTTGCGTGCGTGCCATGCGTTGATCCTTTCAAAGCACACGACACACTCCTGCGCGTCTATCTACAAACCGGCTTGTGCCGGCAACTTACCCGACGGATGCCGGGATTCTTTTCGGCCACTCGATGGAAACATCCCTCGGGGCCACGATTCTGATGCGGGCTTTCTGCCCGCTTTTTTGCTCAACCACCAGCGTGATGCGGCCGCCGTCGATCCGAACTCTGTCTCCGACGTGCACATCCATCGCCACGCCGGTTCGTTGAGCGTCGGTGCTCATGCGTTGCTGGCCATTTCAAGGCGCTTGAGGTCCGCGGGCGAAAGGGAGGCCAGATACAACTCCAGATCCTCACCTTCGAGCGTCGAAACCTTGGCAAGCGGGCTCTCGTCGGTCAGCACCCTATCTGCCGCCGGGATATTACTGAGAGTTTGCAAGCTGTGGCGCACTGAATTGGCCTCTGCAATGGCTTTTTCTGCGGCTGTCTGCGTTTTTGCGCCAGGCGCTGCTGCCGCTTTGAAGCCATGGCGCGCATTCATCACCAACTGAGCCTGCTCCAGCGCGTATTTCGAAGCCTTGAGCCCAACGTCCGACATGCCCTTGGCGGCCGCTTCAGCGGCGAACACCTTGAGCAGGCCGTCGAACTCTTCGTGCAGCTTGGGGTTGGCTTTGTAGTCCGCGCCGATGGCCTTGGCAGCGTCGAAGTGGGACGCAACCGCCTTCTTCCACTCGCGAGCGGTCTGCTGCTCGTTCATGGCCGTGGCCAACTCGGCCTTGGACACCTGGGCGGCCAGCGTCTCGAGGTCATCGGCCACACGCGTCTCGATGGCGTTGTATTCCTCGGTCGTGATGGTGCCGTCCATCAGCTTGGTGAAGGCCTCGGAGCGTTCAGTGCGCAGCGCGGTGCGGCGCTGGGCGGCATCAGCGGGGGCTTCGAAGCGGAAGACGCCTTCGTCGTCAATGGTGGGCTCTTCTTCGGTCGTTGCAGCTGCTGCAGCGTCGGTCGGGTCGGCTTCGGTGGTAGTGGCGGCCGCGCTGTCGTCGGCGTCGGCGTCGGTGCCTGGGTCGGCTTCGCCTTCGCCCGCGATGGCGGCAATTTCGTCAGCGTCCGTGCTGTCGTCTGCCTCGATGGCGCTGCGCTCGTCAGGCGTGAGGATGGCGAGTTCTTCGGGGGTGTAGCCTTGGATGCCCATGTGTAGCTCCTGCAATGGTTGGGGTGGGTTGGGGGGAAAGGGTTTAGGCGTTCTTGTCGCCGTTGGCCAGTGCCTTGAGGTGGGCCATTTCGCCCAGCTTCTCCTTGGCGGCGCGCTTCACGTCGGCCATGCGCTTCTTGTCCTTGCGGATCTGCGCGGCCGTGGTGAGCGTGCGCAGGTCATCTTCGGCGCGCCACTTGTCGTAGCTGTCGGCCTTGGGTGCAGATGCAATGGCTCCGTTCATGGGTTACTCCTCGTTGGGTTTGAAAGGCTGGGCGGCCAGCGCCATGCCGGTGGCGGGGTCGATCATGGTCACGCCGTCGGTCTTGTGCTGCAGGTCGCGCGCCCAGGCCAGCACGAGCTCCATGTTCTCGCCCTCGGCGCTCTTGAACACGGTGATGGAGCCCGGCGCCATGGGTGCAGGCTGCGTCTGAGCGTCCACCGACACCGCGGGCAGGCGGTGGGCCACGTCCAGGCGCTCCAGCGTGAAGACGATGACCGACTCATCGGGGCCGCTCGCGAAGTCGATGCCCACGGCCGGGCTGTCGGGGCCAGCTTCCAACTCGGCCATGAGCTCGGCCAGTTCGTTGTCGGCCAGTGGCGGGGGCGTTTCGCTCAAGGCGCTGGGCGCGCTGGCGCCGGTGTACGGCTCGCCATTGGTGGTGATGGTTTGGTCGAGGGATTCCATGGGGTTCCTTACTGCGGGAGCACGCCGTCAGGCGCTTGGGTTTCAATTCCAGACATGGCGCCGTCAGCGCCCGCTGGTGCGGTGGGTTGGTCGGTGGGCATCAGCGCTGGGTCTGCTGCCATGGGGTCGGGCTGCATGGGGTCCACGGGCTGTGCCATCGGGTCCACGGGTGCCATTTCTGGCACCGCGGGCATACCGGGGTTCTTGTCCTGAAAGCCCGCGCTCTTGAGCAGTTCGTCGGCCACCGGTGTGACGCCGGGCGCCTGGGTGATGACCTGCGCGGACTGCATGGCGACGTACAGCGCTTCGAGCGTCGTCTTGAGCGTCTCGGCGTCCAGCTTGGTGCCCTTGGCCTGCGACTCGCGGATGGTTGCGTCCAGCTGGGCCAGCTGCGCCTCCATCTGTTTGCGTGCGAGGGCGGTCTGCTCTTCGCGCGCTGCAACCTGCTCGGGCGTCTCTTCTTCGTCCGGGTCGGGCTGGTTGACGGCCTGACGGATGTTGCGAACGATTTCCGCCTTGTTGGGGATGTCGGCCAGTTCGAACAGACTTGGCAGCACGGCCATGACCACCTGCGGGGCGGCCGGCGCCATCTGCGTCATGAGCTCCATCAGCGACTCAAACGCAGCCTGGTTGAGCGTCTGGCGCCATGCTTGCTCGCCGATGTGGAAGTCTGCCTTGAAGCGGGTCACGTCATTCAGGCGCTCGCCGGTCACCGGGTCTGGCTGGTTGATGCGGGTGTACTCACGCTTGGAGCGCTCGCCGGTGATAGCGAACACCTTGGGCTGGGTGTAGTACTGCTCGATCAGCGCTACCTCGAGTTCACCCTCCAGCTGGCGGGCAAACAGTTGGTTGTCGAAGATTTCGGCGGTCAGCTGCGAGCCCTGCTCGGCCTTGCGCTGCAGGGCAATGCCGGACTGCTTCACGCCAGTGTCGCGGCCCAGCGTGTCCATAGTGGCGCCCACGCTGTTGCGGATGGCGGCGCTGTCGGCCTGCGCCAGCTGCAGGTGTCCTTGCGCCACCTCGGTTTCGCGGTTGGTCTTGATCTTCTGCAGGCCACCCTTGGCCAGCAGGACAAAACCATCGGGCGCTTGGAGCTCGTCGCGCGCCTCGTCGGAGGTCATCACCTCGTCGTCAAACGCATCGGCCTCTGCGATCGTCTGGTTGGTCGAGAGGATGAACAGGGCTTTGCTGTGGCGCTTGTTCAGCGAGTCCTGCGGGCCGCGCACGGGGCGGATGGGGCCGTAGGGCGCGTTGTCCTTCTTGCGGCGGTAGCACCAGTACGGAACGAACGGGAACTTGTTGTGGTTGTAGGGGCTGGGCGAGTCGGCGATCAGATCCTGCTCGGTCATGATGGCGCAGCGCATCTTCATGCGCACGCGGTCGACTGCGGCGGCGCCCTGCCCAGTCGTCTCGGTGGTGGGCTCGGTGTACCAGCACTCGATGAGCAGCACGCGCTCGCGCAGGTTGCGGCTCCAGGCGTCGGAGTCGTACATAGTCCACTTTCCCGTCATGGGCGTGACCTGCGTCTCCATCTCCTCGATGCGCTTGTTGTTCCACCACTCCATGTAGTGGGCGTCATCGCCGGAGACGGCCGCCTTGCGGAGCTCCTTCTCTTTATCGGGGAAGTACGCGATGGCCAGATCGAGGTCGACCGGGCGGAAGCGGAACAGGTAGCGGCTGTCGCTCAAGTCCTTCTTGGTGCCCAGGCTGTCGTACAGCATGTTGCGCCACGACTCGGAGCGTTTGTAGATCGGCTCGTCTTCGGGGTCGGGGGAGATTCCGATTTCGATCCAGCCCAGACCGGCCTTGAAGGTGTCGTCGGCCGCGTTGGACTGCTCAAAGCCCGAACGGTTGGCGTCGTGGATGTACTTCAGCAGCTTGGTCTTGATCTTGGCGTCGGCCTCGGCCTCTTTGCTGTCCTCGCGCGCCTGCACGTTGAAGTCCTGGCGGGTGCGGCGCTCGATCCCAATCAGCCAGTCCACGGTGGTCTTGACCTCGTTGTAGACGACGGGGTTCTGCCCGCGGGCGCGCACCTCGGCGGCCTCTTCGTAGGTCCACTGCTCGCTGTCGTAGTAGTCCTCGTCCATGGACATCTGGAAGCGGTTGGCCTGCTGGCGGCGCATCTCACTTTGAAACCAATGGAGCATCCGGGCGTGCTTGTCCTCGGGGGACAGCTTGCGCACGGGCTTGTTCTTGACGGTAGGGCGGTTGATTGCAAGAGCCATGGTCAGACAGTCGCCTCGCTGATGGTTTTGCCGTTCTGGTCTTGCTGGGTGATTTCCCACAGCGCCTCGCCCTTGTCGGCGGCCCGCACAGCGCGCGGCGCCGGGGGCATGGCCAGCAGGTCGGGCATGAACTGCATCACCACGTCCACCAAGGCGTTGAGCTCGATGTGCAGCATGGCCTTGCCCATGTCGGGCAGCGCCATGGCGCAGCGGATGAAGCACTCCTCGGTGGGCTTGCCGCTGGGGTCGGCGTAGACGGCGGCCGAAGACAGGCAGATGGCGAAGGCGCCGATGTCCATGTCACCGCCGGCGCGGCTGGGCCAGATGACCATGGCCGGCTCGCCCTCGATCCATTCGAGCGAGACGTGGTAGCCGCGGCTTTCGTGCTGGCGGTAGCTGCGGGTGCCGCCCAGGCCGAAGAGCTCGCGCCCGTTGGCTCCGAGCACGCGCTGGTGGAGGTTCTGTAGTTGCATGGGGATGTCTTTCAGGCGGTGCGCCAGTTGCGCTCGCGGCGCTTTTCTCGGGGTTTCTTCTCGCCCGGGGCCTCGTAGCCTTGGGCGAACTGTCGAAATGCGTCTGCGCCTTCGCGGTGCACGTCCTTGTAGGGCTCGTCGCTCCAGCAGCCTCGGGCCTTGTTCCACGTCTTGCGGTACATGGTCAGGTGGGTGAGTCCCTCCTTGCAGCCCGTCTCGTCAAACCAGCAGTCGCCGAAGGCCTGGCGCGTGAGTTGAATGCCGTGGGAGAGGTCGGACACCCGGTCCACGATGTCCCACTTGCCGCCCAGCTTGAAGGCCTGCAGCTTCTCCATGGGTGTGCTGACGTTCTCGCTGTCTTGGCGCTTGTGGTCGGCGTCGTGAGGCAGGTAGTGCGTGCCCCACACGATGTCGGGGTGCACCTTCTGGAGTGCGGCGATGTAGTGGCCGTAGCCCTCGCCCCATCCCTCGATGTATTTGAAGAAGCGGTTGCGCAGGCCTTGGCGCTGGTGCAGCCAGATCCCGGTACCGTCGCCAGCGCCGATGTCCCAAAAGGTGTTGACGGGCACGCCCTCGAGGTAGGGCACGGTGGCGATGCGGCCCTGCTTGCGCGCGGCGGTGATCTGGGTGGCGTAGTAGGTGCCCTCGGTGGACACCTTGAACGGCTCGGTGGGCGTTGACGGGTATTCCCGCCACATCTTGGTGGGGTCGCCGCCGAAGTCGGTGTCGCGGGTAGCCACGTACCAGCTGCGCTGGCCATCGGTGAGCACCGTTTCCATCTCCACTTCAACCTTGTCGAAGTATTCGATGTCGGCGTCGGTCAGCGGCAGAGCGGTGGCCAGCGTGTAGCCAGGCTCTTGCCACCATGGGAAGAAGTGGAAGCGGTAGTCGCGCTGGGTGAGCTCTTTGCCGCTGTCGTGGTTGGCGCGGGCCAACTCGGTCATGGTGAAGAACTCGCCCTCTTGGCCCTCGGCGGTGCTCTCGATGATGGCAATGCCGTCCAGGGGCACGGCGGGCAGCGATCCGGTGGAGACTTCAACCGCCTTGTCCTTGAACTTCGCGCAGATCTTGCCGAACTCGGAGACGTGCAGGCGGTGAATCGTCCCCGACCGCATGGAGGTGGCTACGCGCACGCTGCTGTTGTTGTGCGCGAACAGGATCTCGTCGGCGTTGCTGGCCTCGGTGGGGAAGCCGGCCAGTATCTCGGGGGGCAGGTTCTTGTAGGCCAGCTGCACTTTGTCGCGGAAGATGTACTTCGCCGCGTCCCGGTCCTGCGCGATGATGCCGCAGCGCTGGTCGGCATTGAACAGCGCGTGGTCCAGCCACATGATGCAGATGAGGGTGGTGAAGCCCAGCTGGCGCGCCTTGAGGATGATGTTGCGGTGCCACAGCCTGTCCATGAACCGGCGCTGCGCACGGTTGGGCTTGAACGGAACCACGGAGCCCTCGTCCTCCTCGGACTTCTTCACCATGATCTTGTAGAGGAAGCCGGAGCACACGCGCCAGAAGGGGTCAGACAGCGCGCGCTCGAGCTCTTCCTCACTGGAAGGCACGAAGTCGAGCGGCACGGTCTTGTAGGCCATGGCTTACTTCTGGACGGGGATGGCCGACTTGCCGCCCACGCGGGCCAGCAGCGAGGCGATGGGGTCGACCTTTTGCTCGTTGTCGACCTTGTAGCCGCCCAGGTGCTTCATGAGCATGTCGAGCGCGCCCTTCTTGTCGGCCAGCTTCCACTTTTTCACGTAGCCCACGAGGCGGCGGTCCTCGCCGGAGCCTTCCCACTCTTCGAGCACGTCGAGGCCGGCAATGACGGCGGCCGTGTCGTCATCGAGCTCGGTGATGGGCAGCGGCTCGCCCTTGGCGTCGAACAGCTTGCGGGGGTCGAAGTAGCCGATGCGGGCAATCTCGCGCAGGGTTCGCTCCAGGCTGATGCCGGTTTCCTGCTTCACCTGCTCGATGAGTTCGTTGTGCCCTTGGTCAATCAGGGCCCGGATGGCAGCATTCGTCAGCAAACGCGAGCCCTGCTGCTTCGCCGTGTCGGGTGAATACCCCGCGCGAATGGCGGCCTGCGTGGCGTTGCGGCATTTCAGGTACTCCGCAACAAAGGCAGCATTTCGGCGCGTCAGCGGCTTGGTTTCGGGTGCGGCTGGGGCCTCTTTGGGCTTCTTTTGCGCGCTGGTGTTGACCTTGGGCGCTGTTTTGTTGACTGGGGTCTTCTTTGGTGCGGTCTTCTTCACGGGTGCGGCTCCTGCCTTCTTGGTCATGGTCGATTCCCTGGCCACGCCTGCTGGAACATCAGGGAGTCATTTGCGTGTCCGTCAGCTTCTGCCGCCACTCCTTGATACGCGCGCTGGCAGTCGTCGAATACGGCGTTTGCGGTTGCGGCGTAGAGGCGGACGGCTTCAACGGGAGCCGTGGCGAGGCGGGTGTTGGCTTGGGCAAGCTCGCCTGACAGGCGCTCAGACTCAGTGCGAGCAGCAGCAGCAGCGGCGCGAAGGCCCTGCTCACGGTGTTTGGCTTCATTGGCGGCTTTCGTGGCGACGGTCTGGCGCTCTCGCTCCAATGCGAGGTCGATGGCGTCTTGGGTTTTCTGGGCAGCTGCGCGGTCGAGCTCGGCGCGGTCCCACTGGGCGAGCACTTCGAGGGCGCCGCGGTTGCGGCCCTCTTCGATCAGCTGGCCCTTGTGGTGCTGGTACGCCCATGCGCCAGCAGCGAGCAGGCCGAAGCACAGGGCCCCGGCGATCAGGATGCGAACGGCAAGGGCGTTCATGCCTCGGTCACGCTCTTGGCGGCCTCGATGGTCGGCATGGGCATGGCGGCGATGGCCCAGGCCTCGGGCCAGCGGTAGCCCAGCACCCGGTCGGTGGGGAAGGTGCGGATGTTCACGGCGTCGGACTGGTTGCCGCCCAGCACGCCCAGATTGCCCATGTGGTCGCGGCCCACGACAAAGCCGATGTGTCCACCGCCATCACGCTGGAAGACGACGATGCAGCCGGGAATGGGCTCTTTGATCGGAACGCCCCACTTCAGGTAGGCGCGCGAAGAGTCGGAGCGCGCGGAGCGCACGCCCGCGGTTTCGAGCATGGCGCCGACGAACCCGGCACACCATGGAACCTCATCGTTCTTGATGCCGGCAAGGCGGGCGGCTTTCCAAAAGCCCACGATGACGGGGTTGTGTGCGTGGCCTTTGATTTCCTTGACGCCGATGTGCTTGTAGGCCTCGGTCAGCCAGGCGGGGGGATTTGGGCTGCTCATGTCGGTGGCCAGCCTTCCATTTCCGGGATCTGGATACCCGGTGTTCGATGGATGAAGAGCTCCAGCTGGTAGATCCGGCGCAGGTACAGGCCCTTCTCTGCGCGCAGGGTGGCGATTTCCATGCGCATGACCTGCATATCGGCCTGCATGGACTCGGCCAGCGCGCGGCGGGCTTCGGCTTCCTGCTCTTCGGCGGCCTTTGCCTTGGCGTCCACGCGGTTGAGCAGCCAGGCGCCGCCCACGCCCAGGATGGAGAGGAAAGACCCGAAGGCCCCCAGAATCAAAACGAGGTTTTCAGCTGTCATGGGGAGCCTTGGTGGTTTGGTGTGGGGGTGGCCGCGCCTGCTGCTCTTGCCCGGAAGACCGCCGGGTTCAACGGCAGGCGGATGCGCTGTCCAGCCGCATCGAGCGCTCCGCATCGCGTCCTGCCGGGGTTACGAGGCCACTGGGCCCGGCGATGGCTCACCCCTCGGGCTGGCGGGGGTTTGGTTGCGCAGGCTGGGCACGATCCAGCGACCTCCGGCGGATGGCTTCCGGCGCTCTTCCACTGAGCTACTGCGCGAATGGCGGCCCGTTGCGCTCCACCGGGAAACCCCAGCGGACGGGCCAGAAACGACAAAACCCGCACGCGGCGGGTTCTTGAAGTGGAATTTTGGAGGCACCTATCCCGTCAGGGTTCTTCGGCCGTGCACTGGGCGCGGCAGACGGGTATGGGCTTGGTGCCGAAGGGTCGGGCACGACGGAGCCAGCGCCCCGTGCAATCCCTGCCGCTCTCGCGGGTGCGCGATATTACTCAGCTTTCCCGGTGCTGTGCAGCCTTCTGGCGGTCTGGCTGCGCCAGTTGTTCACAGCCTCTTCCATCCGGTCGGTGATGCGGTCCCCTGCCCTGCCGTATGGCACGGGCTTCGTGCGGGTGCCGTGGCAGGCGGGGCAGCGGCGCAGGCCGCGAACGAACTTCCCCATGGGCTGCGCGCCATTGCCACCGCAGGCTGGGCATCCCGGATCCAGCCACCACAGCAGCACCTCGGGCGCAAAGGCCGGGTTGATGCCATCGCGGATGGCCAGCGCCTGGACGGACACCATCGCCTCTGGCAGGCTGTGCAGGCGGCGCATGAGCGCGCGGAGCTCGGACTCGCCAGCGTGGGCGTGAGGCTTGACGGCTGCGTCCCATTCGCCTTGCAGGCGCTGCAAGGTGGCGCCCACCGGTGAACGGCTCATGCCGCTGGCGCCCAGCACGTCGGCCTGCGTCTGGTGCTCCGGTGTGCTGGTCAGGTTGTGCGAGTTGCCGGCGGCCGAATACCGCTCGTCCAGCGTGGCCCGCGTGGGGTCGATGGTGTTCATGCGGCGGACCCTTCAGCGCAAGCCTCGTCACGATCGCTCGCTTTCAAGGTGGCTCCCAGGTCGATCGTGGCGTGCCCGCTCTTGATCCGTGCACCCGTGAGCCGGATGGCTTCCTCGTATTTGCTGCGCGGGATGGCGCTGCGCTGCAGGGTGTGCCACTCGATGACGTTGCGCAGGGCTTCGATGCCGGGGCCGGTCAATCCCATGCGCTGGGTGCGCTCGAACCGTGCTGCAGCTTCAATCAGGGCTTGCTCTGCCTTGCGGCAGTCGGGCAGCGCCTCTCTCCCTACGCCCATGCCCGCCAGCGTTTGGGTGAGGTTGTTCATGTTCACAAGGTCGGAATACTCGTGGAGCCGGGCGGCGCCGCGCGTGAAGGCGTCCAGGCTTGCGAGCTCGCGCACCAGCAGCTGGTCAAGGCTCTTGGTGTCGGTAATGCGGGCACCCGAAATCGCGTGCGCGATGGGGTTCACCAGCGCCCACACGCGGCGCACAGTGCGTTTGCGGCTCATCGCGCGCCCAGTCCGGTGAACATGCCGGCGTAGTCGATCCACATCCGGTTGTTTTTGATAAGCGACACCGTTTGATGGCTCACGCCAACCTCGGCAGCAATCACCGTGATGGGTCGGCCATCCAGACGGATGGCGTTGGCGTGCTCCATGTCGCGAATCTTGGTGTTCTTGGCGCGCTGAGTGGCGGCGATCTTGATTCGCATGGAGCGCGTGTGAATCTTTCCGGCCTGGGCGGTGCGCGCGAGGATGAAGCTGGGCGGGCGGGTCACGGCCAGTTCGGGGTTCATGCACCGGTCGTTGTGGCAAAGGGTCGTGATGACGTGGCCTTTGCGCACCGGGCGGCCGTCGGTGATGCGGTAGACCACGCTGCGCACACTGAGCATCTTGCCGTTCACATTGATGAGCAGGTTGGAGTGGCCGTAGCGCTTGGCCGTCCAGTGCCACTGCTCGCCGCAGTCATCGCATTCGATGCACTGGCTTTGGATACGGTTGAGCAGGTAGGGCCCAGAGAGGCGCACTGGCGGGCCCTCGATCACGGGCTTGCGGGGGCGGTAGTTCTTCTTCGCGGCGGTCATTCTTCAATCCAGAGGGGGAGGTTTTTGGGCCAAAGGCCGGCGAGTTGAATGGCGGTGCGGGTCTGCGCGGCCCACTGCCGCTCCACAGCAGCGCGCTCGGAGCGCGGAAAAAGCTGGTGCTGGTCGAACAGGTAGTGGCAACCGGGCGCGTTGAACCGCACAGCGCACAACGGAAAGCAAAGGCGGTCGTCGGCCTTCATGCCCTTCGCCTTGTTGGTGTTCGGGTGCGCGGCCTGAGAGTTGTCGTTGATGCCGCAGTTCATGCAGGGCATGGCAGCGACCAACCGGCGGTATCCCTCGTGCTCGATCGCGTTCTGCTTGGCGATGGCCGATGCCGGAATCCCGGCCACGGGCGTCATGCTTGCGTTCACCAGCGCCACTGGCGTCAGCCTGGGCGGCAGCGGTTCGCGGTCGCGCAGGCGGACGGTGTTCGCCACGGGCGCGCGCTTGAAGCCGGATCGAATCACGCGGCCACCTCTTCCTGCTTCTCGGCTGTCTTCTTCACGGGCGGTCGGGCGCGCTCGAAGTCGCGGTGCCAGTGGTCGATGCACTGGTACTGATGCTCATGGGACAGGTGCGGCCACAGGTACGCCATGGCGTGCGGCGTCCACAGGAAGTCGTTGATTTCCCGGTGCACCTCGATGAATTCCTGCTCTTCGAGGTTGTGCCAGGCGATCGACTTCGGCATCGCGATGAGCTCGCCGCGGGCGCCGGGCATGAAGTCGACGTGGCCGGATCCAACCTTGAGCCATTCCAGCAGCTGCTCCAGCGTGACGAACTGCTCTTGACGCTCGAGCAGGCCGGTCAGCTTCACGAAGAAGAACTTGTGGTGCTGGGGCGAGCGTGGCAGGGCGTAGGAGAACTTGAGCATTTCCCCGACTTCGAGCTCGGCCACCCGCTTCTCGAACTTGGCCATGGCCCGGCGGCCCTTCTCGCCCAGGCCTACCATGCGGCCCGTCTCGTCTTTGTAGATCACGAGGTCAGCCACGCGGACCCCAATGCGCCCATACCGCGCGCAGGTACACCAGCGTGTAGGCCACGCACAGCGCCACCATGCCCCATTGCTCGGTGGGGATAGTGGCCATAAACCAGAAGGGCTGGCCGGCGAGGCCGATGACGGGCGCCCACTTGCGGCCGCGCGGGCTGGAGCCCAGCGCCAGCGTGAGGGCGGTCAGGCCGAACAGGGCGATCAGCAACTGGGTCATTTCGCACCCCGGTACGGCCAAGCCACCATGCAGGCGTCACGCTGGTGCTCGTTGGACGCGCCATCCCAGCCGGTCGCGGCCTGGAACTGCTCGGCGTTGAGCTTCTTGCCCTTGCCTTTCGGGCTGACGCCGTGAGCAGGGATGCCCAAGCGCTCGCAGGCAATCACGATGAAGCTGCACACCATGTCGACCTGCCCCACCTTGCGGGCCATGCTCTTGGCCACGGCTGCGCGGGCGTTGGTGGTGAAGAGGTGTGTTGTCAGCCGCGAGTCCTCGAAGATCACGCGGTCTGGCGACCACTGCGCCAGCATCGTCGGGATGTCCAGCGGGTAGACGGTCTGCAACTGGAACAGCTTGCCGTCTTGGATGATGGCCAGGCCGGTGTTGACGCCGGGGTCAATGCCTACGATGGTTTTCACAGAATGCCTTGTGGCCAGATGGTTGATGGGGCGCTCACCGCTTCTTCGCGGTCTTCGCAGGTGTGGCATCCGACGGCTTGCGCTCGTTCATCGGCGGCTGGATCAAAGATCCACTTGCGCATAGCGTTCGCAGCTGCTGCTCGTCGTGCCCGTGGTCCATCCAGACCTTGAGCGCAGCCGAAGCCCGGGTTGAAAGTTCCTTTGCCGGCCGGAATCCCTTGAGGGCGAGGATTCGGGACAGGATTCGCGCGCCGCACCACAGGCAGGTGGGGCAGTGGCGAGGCCAGTTCGGCGCCTCCCGCGTGGCTGCGCAGTCGGGGCATGGGGTCATTCATCACACCGCCCCTGCTGACTCGCCGCGCAGCGCCTGGTGGGCCATGCGAGCGACCGTCATGTTCAAGACTTCGCCGGCCTTCTCGCGAGCGATGAGGTTGCGGGCCCACGCCTTGTGATCGATGCGGTTCGGCGACGTCATGCCCTTGCCAGTGATGGCCGTGAGTTTTTTGAGCTCGGCCGCGATACGTTCAGGGTTGGCCGCCGGGACTGGCAAGGCGACCAACTCCTTGCGCGGAGCCTTGCGCGCCAGTTCGCGAAACTCCATCACGGTCGGCGGCTTGCCGGACGGCAGAGTGGCCAGCGCGTGAGCAATTGCTTCGGGCCAGTTCTCAAAACCGCTGAGTTCATGCCCCCAGTCGGTTTTGACGTCGGCGAGCTCCAGACCCTCCCAACGGCCGATGAAATCGCGGCCGTAAAGCAACGTGAGCTTGTGAAAAATCTTGTCGACCCAGGCGATAGGCAGGCTCATGAAATCCGCTCCACGGTGCGCGCTGGCACCTCAATGGCATTGAAAAAGTCGGCGGCGTGCGCCGGGTGTGATGGGTCTTTGCGGGCTGAGTCCGGGGCGGCCTCCTGCATCCGTTCGCGCATGGAGCGCTGATAGGCGGTTTCGGCGGCGGGCAGCACCCCGCGGTGGACCTGCTGAGCCAAAGTGGCGGCGCGCTTGCGCTCGTTGGCCACGATGCCGATGGCGTAGGCAAAGCCCTTTTGCTCGGCGACGGCCTTCTTCGCGGCTGCGATGAACTCGCCCTCGGTTGCCCCGGCTTCGAGCAGGGTCCGCAGCGACTGGTGGCTCGGGTTCACGTCGGCCACACCCTCGGCCTTCATGGCTTTGCAAATTCGTCCTGCGTCTGTCCCGTGGGACAACTCGCCCTCTCGCGCAGAGGGTGGTTGATAACTACTATCTAAACCGGTTCCGGTTCCGGTTCCGGTTCCGGTAGCGTCACTCCCATGGGACTCACACGTCCGTCCCGCGTCTGTCCCATGGGACATTGACGGGACATCGCTTCTGTCTTTTGCGCTGGCGTTCGCCTCGGCCAGGCGCAACTCGGCCTCCTTGCGGGCTCGGTAGTCGGCCTTGCGCTGGCGCTCTCCATCCTTGCGGCCCAGCATGTCGAGAACACGCTGAGTGATGGTTGGGTGGTACAGGCGGCCGTCATCAGCTACCCACCAGCCGCGCATCAGCACCCCGCGCATTCGTGCCCAGTCCTTGGGTGGCACCTTGCACTTGGCGCGGATCACCGTCTCGTCGTTGGGAAAGCTGCCGCACGGGATCTGTGCCCAGGCGGTGAACCACATCATCAGCAGCGCAGGTTGCGCCATGGGCACCTCGTCGGCCAGCGCCCAGGTGTCGGATTGCTGAATCGCCTCGTAGTCGAGCTCAAAGCGCCAGCCTTTGGCCTTCGTGTCTGCGGGGTATGGCGCTGGGCGCTGCAGATCGCTCATGAGTCCACGCCCTCAACCAACTCCCACACGCGCCCGCCGGCCGTCCCGTGGCCCTTGCTGCGCAGGCAGAAGTCCACCACCCGGATGACCTTGCGGCGCGACAGGGAGCCGAATACCGAGCCGAAGGCCCGGTCGTCATGGGGGCGTGCACCGTGGGCGCGCGCGATGTTGGTCAGGTCTTCGCCAGACGCCCGGCGGACCACGCGCAGGTGATTCAGGATGGCCGCCTCGGCCTTGAGCGCAAACAGTGGGTCGGCCACGCGGCGGGCCTTGTCCAGGCAGCGCTGCGCGGCGGCTTCACCGGCGGCGCGCGGAGCGTCGAACGAAATGGCAAGCTGCTCCATTTCAGATCGACGCCATGCGCTTCTTGCGGGCGCGCTCGTGGTCGCCCCGGGGGGCGATGGTGATGGCGTTGCGCGCGGGCTTGAGCACATCCGCTGCGCGTTCTTTGGCGCCCTTGCCCTTCGCGACGACAAACTGGCCCGGGCGATGGCGCTCCGGCGGCACTTTGTCGGTCAGGCCGTGGATATGACCAACATCCACGCCAGCCGAGCGCTGGCTGTCAACGTAGTCCGTCGATGCCTGCGCGCTCTTCGCATTGCGCTGCCACTCAGCGGCGAATGACTTGCCCGGCGCGTAGCGCTCGCGCCAGCGGAAGGGAGACAGCGGCGAGCAGGCGCAGCCGGGCGTGTGGTTCTTCACGGTCATTTCATTTCTCAATCACTGTTCAAAAAACCATCGACAAAAGGTGTGGGACAACCCCGATCGATGCGCGCATACTTAAAGCATGGTTTACAAGACGCCCGTAAAAAAGAGCACGCAGTTAGGCGGCTACGCCCTTGCGCTGGGCCTTCTTGGCTCTGCGCGCGAGAGCCGCGATCACGCGGTCCTCAATGGCGGGCGTCAGCGTCTCCGGCCACTGAGAAACGGCCTGCGTTGTGATGCCGATGGCGGCAGCGGCAAGGGTGGGGGTACCACCCAGTTTTTTGATGGCTTGGGTCTTGGTCATACCGGCATTAAAGCATTCTTTACTTTTGGAAGTCAATATGCCAAATGCCAATAAATCATGCTTTAAGGCATTTTCGGTAAAATTACCATGATGGACTACTCAGAAAGGCTTCTTCTCGCGCTTGAAGATGCCAAAACCACCAGAGAGAGCCTGGCCCGCGCGATCGGCGTGTCTGCTCAGGCCATCGGGCAGGTCATCAATCGGGGGACCAAGGCGCTGACGGCAGAGAACAGCGCGCGCGCGGCGCGCCACCTTGGGGTGGATGTGTACTGGCTGGCGACCGGCGAGGGTCAAATGAAGCCAGCAATGTCACCCTTGGCCGAAGATGCCGCCCGAATGATTGACTCGATCACTGATCTGCAGCAGCGCAAGCGGGTGCACGCCATGCTTGTGCAGATGATTGAGTTTGGAGCGCCTGTTCAGAGAAAAACTGACGGCGAGCCTTGATCCAACTGCGGGCGAGATTACCGTCCGAAAAGATGCCGCGCACCACCCCGCGCAGCGCCATCTGCCAGGCGAGCTCTTTGTAGATGTCGACCTTGGCTTCTGGCACGACGAGCGCCCCCGGCTTCATGCACACGGCCGCGGGATGAACCCCCTCCTGCGGAAGCAGGGGCACCCACTCCCGATCGATGCGCGCGTCTGAGTAGTCCACCAAGATGCAGGCGGCATCCTCAACAATGCGCACGCCCGGCCCTTGGTGGAAATACTCGTGGGACTCTTCGGCAGTCAGGTGACCCCTGATGCTCAAGCGGGCGACGCCATCCTCGACGGTCATCCAAGCCTCCGAACTTCTGTTGCTCCAAACCTTCATCAATTCCTCCTGAAGTTGCACAAGCCACATGGCGGGGTGAGGGCAAAAGATGGCCGGCACGGCCGCTTACCCCCTCCCGCTAAATATGACAAAAGCGATCTTTCGTCATATTCGATATTTTTACCGATTTTATAAAGCATACTTGCTTTAACGGATAAAGAATGCTTTAATTGTGGCTCCAACCAAGGAGAGCCACATGGAAAGCATGTTTTCGAGCGAGGGCATAGAGAAGATCTTTGTGCCAGCAGCGCGGGTGCACGTCGGTGACACCCTGTATTTCGGTGATGAGCGCTATGACGTGCAGATCGAGCGCGTGAGCGTGTCGGACTACGACGGCGCTATCGGCCTGCACGCCAAGGCTGGCGCATGGTCCAGCTGGTACGAGCCGGGCAACAGCGTTTGCATCTACGCCAATTTGGAGCGCGCCAGCATTGAGAGCGCAGCGAAGCGCGAAGAAGAGGCGGCACGCGTGCGCGCCGACCTGCGCATCAACGAAATGAAGAGCGACGGCTCGCTGGAGCGCATGGCGCTGGAGCGCGATCTGGCCGAGCAGGTCAAGTGGGGTGTCGCATGAACTGCGAGCAAGGAGAACTCGCCGTCATCGTCGGCGCATCCCACCCCGGAACGGTTCGGGCCCTTGGCCACATCTGTGTGTGTGTTGAGCTCGTCAAACACCCCATCACCGGCGAGCCTGGCTGGCGCATTGACCCGCCCGTTCAGACGGACATCGGGCTCTGCGAGAACTGCCTCGATCGCGTGATGCGCCCTATCCGTCCCCAGTCCGATGACGCATTTGACGAAATGCTGCTGATTGCAGGCCTGCCAGCACAGGTGATCGCATGAGCGAGCAACTTCCAGAGGACCGCCTGCAGCAAATCAAGATGCGGCGACTTGAAATCGATGCAACGCTGGCCGAGTGGAAGCGGGCTTGGTTCGTTGACGGCACCGAGCGCCCGTTCGCCGACCGCCTGACGCTGGAGGCCGAGGCCGCACAACTCGCATTGGAGCGGCGCGTCATCGAGGACGCGGCATTCAAGGCAAAGCTGGCGCGGCGCGAGCAGGAGCGGCGCACCCTGTCATTCCAGTTGATCGCCGTCCTGAAAGAGCGCGGCATGGAAGACCTCATTGCCGAAGCCCAGGCTCGTGCAGACCTGGCGGAGGTGATCGCGCCATGAAGGAAGTTCTCGCATTCCTCGTGCTCATGGGCGCCCTGCTGTTCATGGGCCCGTTTCTGGAGGCGCCCAGCGAGCAGCAGGCCCCGGTCGACTCCATGGCGCAGCTTGCCGCACTGGAGGCCCAGCTTGAGCATCACGCATCGCGCCTGTGCGTGCGCCTCAAAGGCCCGGGTGCCACCCACGAATGGGACGAGCAATACCGCCTCGTCTGCCACCCCTCCCCTGTCACCCAAACCAAAGGATCGATGTGATGACCGAAGACTCCATCGTGGACGCAGCGCCCGTCGCTGCAGCCGCACCCCCAGCCGCACCAGAGGCGCCACCACCGGCGCGAGAGCTCACCGTGAGTCAGCGCAGCATGGCGCTGGTGAAGTCCTCGCTGAAGGAGTTCGACGCTGTTGAAGCTGGCCTGGCAAAGCTGCGCAAGAAGTACGAGAACGTCGTCTTCGATGTGTCCACCACCAAGGGCATGAAGCAGGCCACCGAAGCCCGCATGGCCATCCGTGAGCCGCGCTACGCCGTCAAGGCCGCACTGGACGCCGCCAAGAAGCCGCTGAACGAGCTCAAGGCAGACGTGACCGCACGCGCCGAGGCCATCACGGCCGAAATCATGAAGCTGGAGACGCCCATCCACGAGCAGATCCAAGCCGAAGAGAAGCGCAAGGCCGACGAGAAGGAAGCCCGCGAGGCCGCGAACCGCGCCCGGGTGCTGGCCATCACCGAGCGCATCAGCGCCATGCGCCAGATGGTGGCGCGCGCTGGCGAATGCCGCACCGCCGAGCGCGTCAGCGTCATTCTGGAAGCCCTGAAAGCCGCCAGCCTGGAAGGCTTGGACGAGTTCGAAGGCGATGCCCTGCGCGTTCACACCGAAGGCGTGGCATCGATCGAATCCATCCTGGCTGTGAAGCAGGCCGACGAGCGCGAGCGCGAAGAGCGCCGGCAGGCCCAAGCGGCCGAAGAGCAGCGTCTGGCCAACGAGCGCGCCGAGCTCGAGCGCCAGCGGCAGGAGCAGGCCGAGCGCGAGCGTGTTGCAGCCCTTGCGCTGGCCGAGCAGCAGGCAGCACTGGCCCGCGAGCGCGAGGCCTTCGAGGCCCTGCAGCGCGCGGCAGCGCCGGCCCCGGCACCCGCACCGGCCGAGGCAACTGCCCCCACCGAAAACGCCCGAAGCGAAGAAAACGGCGATTTCCGGGGATCTGTGATCGAGCCCGCGCCCACCGCGCGCACATGCCATGAAGGCGCACAAGGCGCAGGAGGCGTGCCCGCCCATGACGACATCGTGGACGCCGAAGTCACCGCCGAGGTGCTGGCCGGCTTCGATGCCGCCATGAAAGGGCCGCCCGCGTTCGTCCCGCTGCTGGCCGGCACCGAGCCCACCGACGACGAAATCATGGAAGTCGCCATCGACGCGGTGGCTGGCTACTTCGGCATCACCGAGGCCGAGGCCATGAACCGCCTGTCCTCCATCGAGACGTGGCTGTACCGCGGCCAGGCGCTTGCCGCCTGAGAACCCCATCAACCCCAAGGAGAAGACTCAATGAGCAACGAACTGACACCCCAGCCCAAGCCGGGCACCCCTGCCGTGACCAACCACAACACCAGCGTCATGGCGCTGATGATGGACGGCGCAAACATGGATCGCATGATCCGCCTGGCCGAACTGATGGCATCCGGCAAGACCACCATCCCGCAGCACCTGCGGGGCAATCCCGGTGACTGCATGGCAGTGACGATGCAGGCGATGCAGTTCGGCATGAACCCCTTCGCCGTGGCGCAGAAGACCCACCTCGTCAACGGCACGCTGGGCTACGAGGGCCAGCTGGTGGCGGCCGTGGTCAACAACAGCCCATTGATGGCTGATCGCCTGCAGCTGGAGTGGTTCGGCGACTGGGACAAGATCATCGGCAAGTTCAAGGAGGTCACGTCCACCAAGAAGATGGACGACAACGGCAACCCGAAGAAGTACATCGTTCCTGACTGGAACCTCAACGACGAGAAGGGCCTGGGCATCCGCGTGAGCGGGACCATCAAGGGCGAGCCCGGCGCCCGCGTGCTGGAACTGCTGATGACGCAGTGCCGCACCCGCAATAGCGGCCTGTGGACGGAAGACCCAAAGCAGCAGATCGCTTACCTTGCGCAGCGCCGCTGGGCCCGCTTGCACACCCCGGACGTCCTGCTGGGCGTCTACACGCCCGACGAGCTCGAAGAGCAGGCGCCGCGCGACATGGGCGCCGTGGTCCTAGCCGACGAGCCGGCCAACGAATGGAGCCCCGAGGTGCTGGCGCAGGCCACAGCTGCCGCCGCCAAGGGCGCCAGCGCCTACGGTGCATTCTGGAAGTCCCTGTCTGCCGCAGAGCAGGCTCGACTCGTGAAGACGCCCGAGCACGCCGCCAACAAGGCGGCCGCACTCAAGGCCGACAGCGCGCGCACGTTCGACACCAACAGCACCGCAGCAGCGCCAGCACCAGCAACCGGCGGCCCCGTGGTGACGTTTGCCCAAGTCATGCAGAAGCTGGTCGCAGCGGCCAACGCCGACGCGCTGGACGATGCCGCCGACTGGATTGGCGAGGTGCAGGACGAGGTGCAGCGCGATGAACTGCGCGCGAAGTACCGCGAGCTCAAGGAACAGATGGGCGGTGCAGCATGAATCGGGCCGAGGCTGCGGTGCTGGCGCGCGCTGCCCTAGCGTCCAAGGCGCCATCACTGGAAGACCGTTTTTGGTCAAAGGTGGAAGTGCGCGGCCCTGACGAGTGCTGGCCATGGAAAGCGTGCGCGCGCAGCCAAAAACAAGGCTACGGAGCGTTCTGGATGAATGGGCGGCACCACCCCGCGCACAAGGTTGCATCTGTTCTGTCTGGCGTCGTGGTGCCTGACGGAATGGAGGTCTGCCACCACTGCGACAACCCACCCTGCTGCAACCCAAAGCATCACTTCGTGGGCACAACGCAGGTGAACACAGCGGACAAAGTGAGCAAGGGTCGTCAGGCCAAAGGGCTCATGTTTCCACGCGCCAAGTTGTCCGAAGCCGACATCGCCTTTATCCGATCGCACAAGCCGCCGGGCGTCAAGCGCATGGCTGTGGGCGTTCCTGCACTCCTCGCCGCCCAGTTCGGAATTTCCACGCAGTACGTCTCTGAAATCTGCTCACCATCGAAAGGAGCATCGCTTTGAAAATCTATACCGACCCCCAAGGCTCCGATGCCTGGAAAGAATCGCGGCGCGGTGTCATCACTGGTAGCCGCTTCAAGGACGCCCGCGACAAAACGGCCAAGGGCCAGCCATCAGCCAAGTGCGCGCTCTACGCCAAAGACGTGGCCCGCCAGCGCGCCGGCGGCAAGGTGCTCGAGACGTACCAGAACGGCGCGATGCGGTTCGGCACTGAGCAGGAGCCATTTGCCCGCACAGCCTACGAACTGTTGACCGGCAACCTTGTGTTCGAGGCGGGTTTCATCACCGACGACGAAGGCATCTTCGGCGTGTCGGTTGACGGCTTCATTGGTGACGACGGCGTGCTCGAAATCAAGACGATGGTGAGCAGCGACACGCTATTCAAGGCCTTGATCGAAGGTGACATCAGCGAATACATCGACCAGATCAACGGCTACCTGTGGCTGTTGAACCGCCAGTGGGTTGACCTTGTGCTTTGGGCTCCGGACCTTGCAGACCTGGGCCTGCAAATAAAGGTCATCCGCATCAACCGCGTGGAGAGCGACATCGAAGCCCTCGAGGCCGACTTGATCGCTTTCTCTCGTGTCGTGCGCGAGAACGAATCGAAGCTGCGCCTTGCTGCCGCCGCCAACTCCAGCCAAGTCCGCTTGGCGGCCTGAGTTTCAGCGGCCCAGGTGCACCCCCTCCCGCCGGAACAACCAAAACACCTGGGCCGCCTTTTTATCCCCCCACCAGAGAAAGAGAGCCATGAAAGCCTTTTCAGTTTTCCTCAACGACATCAACGAGGGCACGACGCACGCGGCTATCACCGCTGACTTCGCCACGCTGCTGCAAACGGTGCAAAACACCGGACGCGGCGGCGCGCTCAAGTTGACCCTGAAGGTGCAGCCCGCCGTCAAAGGCACCAGCGGCAACGTGGACCGCGTTGTCATTTCCATCGAACACGCGCTCACGCTGCCCAAGCCCGAGCAGCCGACGGACTTCTTCTATTTGAGCGAAGACGGCGAGCCGGTGCGCAACCACCCCCGCCAGCAATCGCTTGAACTGCGCGACATCGCAGAGCAGCGCCCAACCATCCTCAAAAACGCCAGCTAAACCATGAACACCGACATCGACACCGCCAACCTGATTCAAACGCTCACGGCCGCCGGCCTGAAGGCCCAACTGACCGGCACGACCGCACATCTGATGGTCCCACCCGGCTACAACGTCCACAGCCTGGATGCCGCGATCGAGAAAGCGCTGCCCGCGCCCAGCCGCAAGACTGGCACCACCACCCTGCTGGATCTGGACAGCTTCATCACCTACGCCAACGATCAGAAGGGCGAGAAAACCGGCTACCTGCTGGCCGACCCGGACAAGTGCGCCATCGTGGCCATCTTCAACGGCGACAAGGCCGACACCGGCTGGAAGGACCACAAGGCCCAGTTCGTGGCCGAGAAGACGCCCGAGTTCATGCGCTGGATGTCGCTCAACGGCAAGCAGTTCACGCAGACGGAGTTCGCCGAGTTCATCGAAGACAACCTGGCCGACATCCCGGGCTCCGAAGGCGAGTTGCTGCTCAAGGTGGCCACCACTATCGCGGCATCCAGCGGCATCAACTTCAGCAGCGCCAAGCGGCTGCAGGACGGCCAGACGCAGCTGGTCTACAACGAGACGATCAACGCCACCGCGGGCGCCGACGGCTCTTTGAAGATCCCTCAGACCTTCAACCTGGGCCTGCGCATCTTCAAGAACGGCGCCGGCTACAAGCTGGTGGCGCGCCTGAAGTACCGCCTCAACAGCGGCAATGTGAAGTTCTGGTACGAGCTCGACCGCCCGGAGCGCGCGCTGGAAGACGCCTTCAGCGGGTCCATCGCCACCCTGCGCGAGAAGACGAAGTACACGGTCCTGCTGGGCCGCGCGTAACCCCACGGCGCCCCCACGCGGGGCGCCTACCCCCCTATTCCCCATCGAACGCAGGAGCGTCCATGCAAACCACCATCGTGCTGGTCATTGACCACAAGAAGCCCATCCCCGATCTGGCCAAGTTGGTCGAACTGCGGGCCTACACCATTGACGGCGTACAGGACGCCAATGTCCAGCCGGTGGACCTGAAGACGCTCAAGGTCATCGACCTGCGCGAGGTTCAGACGACATGATGAGCGAGCGCCGCTTTGACCAGATCTTTCAAGGCATGTCAGGTGTTGCCAAGAAGGTCTATTCCGTCATCCCGATCGCCGAGCCTTGGACCACCAGCCAGATCGCCGCCGAAATCGTGCGCCTTGGCCTGTCGATCGAGTTTTCCATCATGGTGGGCTGCATCAACACCCTCATCAAGGCCAAGCTGGTGCAGGAGCCAGTGCAGCGTACCTTCATCCGTACCCCCATCCGAATGCGCGCCGTCCAAGAAATGGTCGCGGCCGCAGGCTCATTCAACGAAACAGAGGAAGACGAACCAATGCCCGCAGCACCCCAGTCCATCGCCAAGCCCAAAGCCAGCCCGGTCAACCGCCTGGGCGACATCGCTTCGCGCCTGCGGCGCATGGGCTCCGAGCTCAACACCGAGCTCAACAAGCTGGCCGGCGACGTCGAAAACGCGGCCATCGAGTCGGCCGACGAAATCGCCGCGCTGGAGTCCAGCCTGGAGCGCTTCAAGCAACTCAAGACCCTTTTGAAAGACCTCGCGTGAAAGAGCACCCGATTCTTTTCACCGATGAAGAGCTCGGCGCCATCTACAAGCGGGCCAACGGCGAAGACGTGGGCAAGGCCCAGCCCATCACCACCGCGCGGGTGTTCAAGGCCATGCGCGCAGCCCTTGCCGCCCAGCCTGGATCGGTGGGGGAGCCGATGGTAGTGCTGCACGACGATGGCCATTGGACGCCTTGCAAGACCGAAGCGGGCCGAGCGTTGAACGACCGACTGAACCCAGCCGGAAGCCGTGAAGTCATCCATGCAGGCGCACCCACAGAGGAAAAGCCAGCGCAGCAAGACGCTGTGGATGCGTGGACCGAGGAAGACATGGACAACCTGTGCTGGTCGGCCTTTGAAAACGCTATGGCGGGCGGCGTATCCGTTGACAGCTTTCGATGGCTGGCCAACTCTCTGCGATCAAAACAACTCCCACAGCGCGCAGCCATCAGCGCAAAGAAAGGCGGTGCAGCATGACCCCCGCCCAAATCGCGAAAATCATGGCGCTGGTGGACTACTACGGCACTGTTTGCGCAAGTTCCGACATTTGCGAAATCACACCAGCCCGCGCCGCAGTCGAAGCAGCACAGCGCGATGCACCACAGCAGGCCGCACCAAGTGCAGAGGCGCGCAAGGCTGACGATGTAGACCGACTGCTGCACCAAGTGTTTTTGCTTTGTGAAGCCGTCGAAGACCTTCCTGAGATAGATCCCAAGAACGAGCACGAACGCGGTTTCGACAAAGGTCGCAGGTTTCAGGCCAAACAAATTCGCCGAGACATTGGCGATTGGTTTCAATGGACGTTCTGCGGAAGCTCGTTCATGGGCGAGCCAGTGCTCGCAGCCGCACCCACAGCGGCAGAGCCGACCATTGAGTACAAGCCGGGCGAGTGGTTTGATGCAACGACCGTTGACCTGATGGAAGCGTTCTACCTGTCACGCCTGCCAGCCATCCGTGAGGCAGCGAAGGAACACGGCTACGCCATCGGCGTGCATGGCTCGATGCGCCGCGATCTGGACTTGATCGCCGCTCCGTGGCGCGATGGTGCGTCGAATGCCGATACGCTGGTGGAAGCCATTCAGAAGGCCGCGTGCGGCTTCACGCAGAGCAAGTACCAATGGGAGCAAAAGCCTGCTGGCCGGGTCTCCATCAGCGTGCCGATCTGCTGGACTTACCGCCACGGCGTGCTCAGTGACGGCCACATTGACCTGTCGGTGCTCGCAGCACGTCCCAGCGCACCAACAGCGGTAGAGCCTGATGAGCGGGACGATCCGCTGCAAGGTGCAGTCGATTGGTTTTTACAGGCCGATGGCGAATTCTTCTGCGTAGCGACCGTGCAGAGAACGCTTCGCATTGGCTACAACCGAGCAAAACGCCTGAGTGAAGTGGCAAAAGAGCGCGCAGCCATCAGCGCAAATAAAGGCGACCAATCGTGAGCGACAGTCACCAAGCAATTTACGACGCTGTGCGCAGCCGCATCCACGGCGGGGACGTTGGGGAGGCAGTTTCGGTTGCGGTGCGCGAAGCCTTCAGCATGGCTGACCACCACATGCGCTGCATTGCCGAGGGGTATGCGGCAGCAGCCTACGAGCAACAGCGCCCGAGCGCGATCTACCGACCTGCCATCAGCAAGGACGGAAACCAGTGGTGTGCTCTGTACGGCGAAGACCTGCAAAGAGGTGTGTCGGGGTTCGGCGACACGCCGGAACTTGCCATGGCCGATTTTGACAAGCACTGGAGCCTGCCATGACCCCCGCCCAGGTAGCGCACATCATGTCGATGGTGGAGGAATACGCGGTTCTGCGCGAGCATGGATCAGCCGCTCAATATGACGCAGCCGGACGAGCAGTCGAAGCCGCACTGCGCGACGCACCACAGGCCGAGCCGGTAGCGTGGCATGTCAATTTTCGGGGTAGCTCTCACTTGCTGACAAGCCTTGAATCGGTTGATTTGACAGACTGCATCGTTACGCCTCTCTACCCAGAACCGCGCGCGCCTGACAACACCCTGAAAGACAGACTGCTGGCCGCCCTAGAGAGAGCCGCAGGGGCGGAGTCTGCTTTGCGTAGGTTGGCAGATAAGACCGAGCCACTGACGCAAACAAGGGGATACCACGCGCTTGTACAAGTCATCTATGAGTTGCAACAAGACGGCAACTACTCCGACGAAGAGGGCGAAGAAACAAGCGCCTTGGTCGAACTGTTGCGCGCTATTGAAGCCACTCCCAGCGCACCAACAGCGGTAGAGCCAACAGCCGAGCAATCCTCGGTAGTTGAGCCTCAGGATGAGGACCGCTATCAGCTTCTGAGACGCGGCCAACATTGGAGCGTGATCGACGGCGTTGGAGACGTTCTGCGAGGCGATGACCTTGACGCTGCTATCGATTCGATTCTTGCAGCCCGCGCATCGAAAGGAACACCGCTATGAGCATCAAGCAAGCAATCGAAGCGCTGGAAGTTGCACAGGATGCGCTGGACATTTCCCAGTCGCTGCAAGAGTCGGCAAAGAGCAATCACCACCCCAAAACATTGGCCGCTTATGAGCGAGTCAGCGCCGCCCTCGCTGCTCTGCGATCAATGCCACAAGGAGAGCCGGACGTTGCCGACATCATTGCGGGAGCTTTGCCTACAAGTCGGGCGCACGCTTACGAACTGATGCGGCAAGCATTGAAGGACGCCACCCCACACACAGAGGCTGTGCGGATGAGCGAGGCGGAGATTCTGGACATACTGTGCGGCGTTGATGCTGACACCAAGCGACTGCCGCCGGGCTTCGCGCAGTTCGCCCGAGCAGTCGAGCAAGCAACAGCAGCGCGGCTGGGTGTGAAGATGGGGGATGTATGACCTGCATCAACTTCGGCAATGCAATCGTGTGCGTGCCCCCATGGGGCCGCCTGAGGCTGGGCAACCGCTATGTGTGGGTGGACTTCCACGAATACTGCGGGCCTTCGTTTTCATGGGACTCAGCAGGTCGCAAGCCCTATGACCCGGTGGACGAGAACGACCCGATCTGGCCGCTGTTCGGCGCATGGCTGGAAAAGTACCGGGCCAAGAAAGACAAGGCCGCGAAGGTTCGTGCTGCTGCACGGGCTGGCGACACTGGTGGAGAGGCATGA